ACAGCGCTGGTATTCCTGGATATCTTCTTGAGTCCAGCCCTGTTGTACGCCGTCTTTTTTTACCTGTGCATTACCTAGATAGGTTTCGTTCACTTAATAAATCTCTTTGCTACGAATTTGTGTAGTACATAGAACCATACGCCATTGATGATTGGTTCAATCAATGCAGTCAGCCCTGCGTCAAACCAACTAGCTCCCGTGATCAGTCTAACCGTCGTAATGGCCACCAAGATATGACCAACCGTATAGATCACCGCTAGTAAGACTGAGTCTCCAACCAGCGATCTGATAATTTTAAAGATTCCGTTCGTTACTTCCGTCATGTTCAATCACCTTTTCACTTTCACCACGCAGCATCTTTTGTAACTCTGCTGTGGATCCTACAAATACATTCTGTGTTAAAGACTTGGTATCATCAGGCTGACCTTTAGCCTGAGTAACGTTGATGTCTTGGTTCTTCTTATGCATCGCCATCAATGCATGAGCGTTTTCTGCCTGTTGTTTAATCATGCCAGTCAGGACTTCGATGGCGCGCGGGTGTTCTGATTCTTCCGCTACTCTCTGTGCCAACTGTAAACCCTCTTCACCAGAAAGAAGCAGGGATCTAAGAGTCGAACGAATCAGATCTAGATCTTCATCATAACTAGAATGAACATTCTCAGGAATGTCTTTCTTTGGCACGATATCAGTCATTAGGTACTATCACCATTTCCAGGAATTAAATAAGTTGTGGTAAATCCATAATCGCTGTCCAGACTTACATTAAGAGGATCAGGAACAGTTGTAATTCTTTGCATTAGGTTATCAGAATCCGTCAAGCTATTAGTATTACTAAAGCTACGGAAGTCAACAATAGACTTTCTAATAATAGAGTTATCAGAGATTGGACCAAAGAATGCAGTCTTCATTTCAAAGTCTAAAGTATAGATAATAGTTCTTCTACTTTCTAATGCACCTTCATAATCATCGGTATACGAAATACCTATCAGAGAGATAGGAATGTCTTCTGTGATATTCGGGTAATCACTAAACTGTTTCATTGTAACAGTATAAGCCGGATTAAAGAATGGCAGAATCTGTTCCACAATTTGAACAGCATCTTCATTAGTTTTTGCTAAAATATTTAGCTGAAAATTCATAATATATGGAACAGAAGTAAAAAACTTTGTCTTTTTAGTATTATCATCAGTAACAGTTTCAGTAAAGTTGCTGACTTTAGAAAGCTGTCTAACTGGATCGTAATACATCGAGGAGATCTCAAATGACATACGAGGGAGTTTAATTGCTACAAACCTGGCATCAGTTTCCAGGTCTGCGTTTTCTCTAATTCTATCTAAGAATTTTTGTTTAGGAGCATACGCCAATGGAACTTTGATTTGACTAATCACAGCTCCAGCAGCATCTTTTCTTAACAAATAGATGTTATTAAATATGGTACCAAATGTAGCCACACATTTTCTAATTTTTTCGTGGTAAAAATGCTGTCCAAACATTAGGTAGGATCTCCAAATGGGTTACCTTCACTGAAGTCTAAGAAATCGTCTCCGGCAGTTTCAAATACATCGTTTTGATTATTAATTTGAATTACATTATCCTCTGATGTCGACAAAACGGTATGTGTGTTACTACTAGCATCAGTAATTGTTCCGGCCGTAAATAAGTGGAACTTACCGTCATCTGCTCCAACATGTACAAGCGTTAGTTTATCAGAACTATCATTCCAATTAGCAATTTCGCCTGTAATAGTGACACCATTTGCCAAACTTTGTGTAACAGAAGTACCTACTTCAAAAGCACCACTAGAATAAGCAGAATCCGCTAACGTTAAGATATACTGATAAGCATAACTTCCTTCAATATCATCAATAGCTGCAATGTCTGTATCAAAGTCTTCATCATTGTATTCGAACAGCTCACATGTTAATCTGAAAACAGGAAGATTAGATAATTGGTAGAAAGGTCTTTCGTCTTCTACTCTAGTAATTTCAAAAATAGAATTCGACAGAGGAATAAAAATTAAATCACCTTCGTTTGGTCTTACCTGTGAAGATGAATGGCTGGCTGAAACTTCATCCCATCTTTTCTTAGCTACAATGAAGTTTGCTTGATCTCTTAGCTCTACACCAAATTTAGTGAATAGATCTCCATCACCACCATATCCATCAATGTTTTCCAAATACATTTCAATTTGATATGCATCTTCAAACTTGGAAACAACATCCTCACTAAACACTGTATCTTCAGCCACAATAGAACGAGGCATGTAGAACACGTCTTGTCCATACATCTTTAAAGATTCAATGACTACATTTTCATATAAGTCTTGTTCAGACTTAACTTTTTGGCTGAAGTAAAGGTTAGTGGCCATTATGCTATCCTAAGAAAAAGTCAACAGGAAGCTCATAAGTCGTTCGCATTTTTTCATCTAGTCTTAACAGCTCTTGAGTTGCATCGTCATAAATTTGTCTACCGTTTAACTGCACACCACCTGGAAGTTGCATGCCATCAAACTTAATCAGGTTTGATCCCCATTGCTGTTTAATTAATTGTGTCAAGTATTCTTTCAAGAAAATATCGTTATAAACGTCTGTATGTGTTTCAGGATCTACGATCTTAAAGGTCTCAAAGACTAAATAGTCGCCTTCTACGATATTCTGTTCAGAAAACTTACCGTGGATATGTACTCTGTTCTGATGCCGATTAAAATCAATTTGAGGATACCCAGTCAATTGCATATCAATCAATGAAAGATATTGTTTGACCTGTTCATAATAAGCTAAATTACCGATAAAAGTATTTAAATCATAGATTTCATTAAGCGACATCTGATACTTAATATCAAACATTCCAGCAGAAGATCCACCGGTGGATCTAATCTGAAATAGTTTTTTGATAAAAGTAATACTATCGTCTACATCAATATATCCGTTTGTAATATCCGTAGAAGTAACTTGATGCTTTAGAAAAGTCCGGACTACTGCATCAGAATGATATTCCTGATACATTTGGAGTGCATCGTCCGTTCTATCCTCAAGCTGATCAATATCAACATTGATTTCAATCACCGGTGCACCAAGTCTTCTTAGACAATGATCTATTAGTTGATCTCGAGTACTAGGCTTCGCCATGGTTCTTCCTTACAAACAGATTTATATTATCTATTTATTAGCCCGAAGAATCCTGTGAGGAATCCTGTGAGGAATCTTCTGGATAGGTGAATCCCATTTCATCAAACCATTCTCTAGGATAACCTTGATTTTTAAAAGCCAATAGCGCTTCTAGTTCAGTTGGCAGATCTGCAGAATCCAGGCCCGGGTCAGGCTCCGCGCTATTCCTAGAATTTCTGATAAAGTCTCTATTATTATTTTTCGGTTTCCCAGTAATAAAAGCAATACCATCATCTAAAGATGCGGAATCTAACATTGTATCATAATTTACAATAATCCATTTGTCACCAGCGCTGTCGGTTAAGTCTGATTTAAGATTATAAGTTCCACCATAGTATGATTTAATGGATTCCTTTGCAGTCATTCCATCTTTCTTTTTTACAGCATACCCAAATTCATTTAGTTTACTGTTATTTTGACTTTCTCTGACATACTCTGTCAAAGAATTTGTAATTGTGAGAGACATTTTTGCACTCCTATTTCATATCTCTACGAAGACGCTTGGATAATATCACCCGGTCGACTTCTAATAATGACCTGTTCAAGATCAGTTCCTGGTCCGTATCCTCTGTAATCGTTTGGATCTGATGGACCAATTGTTGTTCCTCCACTAGAATCCAAATATGGAGAATTAGTAATAGTAGCTTGTACAGCGGTACCAATAAAGTTGCTTACCACCGTAAAGAACGTTAATCTTCCTGTTCCAACCACAGGATCACTATCTAGTTGACCTAAAGCCGTTAACTCGTTAGAGTCTCCAGATCTATTTCCTAGGAAGTCAGGTCTAGATGCAGCACTGTCTGCGCTATCATGAATTACATCATATGGATTTTGAGCGATAAGCAAACTATTTATAGAATTATTGTAAATAGTTTGATAAAGCTGCAATCTATTACCAACTTCTGGAGCTCCTACCTCACCAAACGGGCCGGGAGGTTGTTGATACAGAATTTGACTAGCATATGAAAGCCCACTATCCGTAAAAGACAGATCTAGAGTAGGTGAGCTATCAAATAAGTTACTAGTAATAGCTTTATTAGAACCAACAAATAAAAGCCCTTTTGCATCAGAATCTGCGCTATCATGCACAATTTGTCCATAGGGGTTAATATTAAATCCGGCAAGATCGACTGCAGGTACACTACTAAGATTCATAGTAACAGTTAGATCAGTAGCAGCACCACCATCTGACTCTCCAGCGATTCCTAATTTTCCACCTGCTACACTAATAGATTGAACGCTTAGATCTCCTTGTGCAACTGCGATATTGTTCAGGTATGCAAGACCCCCGCCTCCTCCACCGCCTCCGGCAGAAGTAGAATTAGAATAACCTGCAGCTCCACCTGCTCCGATAGCCATAATGCTAAACGAGTCTACTCCTTCAGGAATAGTCCATACTGTGGCCGAATCACCAACAGATGATTGTGTAGTAGTAGTAGTAGTACTAGTATTTGGAGGTAAAACTGTGTTTTGATAAGCATTAGAAGATGGTAATTCACCTTGAATTCCGGCTTTATGTGCTAAGTAACCATAAAGTTTTTCTTCTTCGGTTGAAGATAATGTTCCTTGGATAATAACAATATCTAGATAGCTAACATCTGCTCTTCGTGTATTAAGAACCTGATACCCAAATGTAAGTAATTGACCAGCAGGAACTGCAGGAGTTGCATCTCCTCCACTATAACTAGCTCTTCCTCCATCAAATGTTGTTACATGCCCGTTAGTAGTACTGGCTTTGAAATCGAATAACGCCGTATTGCTGTGTAATGTTCTGTAGTTAACATTTTGACCATCGACATTAGTCCAATTATTATAGTTCCCGTATGAAGCAAAGTCGTCGTCACCTTTCCAGTATATATAAGCTCCCGGATCAGAGCCACCCGACGCCCATACTCCACTTACAATTGGACCATAAATATCACTACCTGATCTGCCATTAAGTCTGCCTACTATAAAGACGCGCCAATCATTTGCTTGATGAAGACTTGCAGTACCTGTTTCTTGAAGATAACTTCCTGCAAAAGTTCTTACATAATCATTACCAATTGTAAGATAAGTGCCATTAAAAGAAAGATTGTTTTGTCCTGAAACTTTATTAGTCCATTGCGTTTCACTTCCAGTATTTGCTGAACCGTTAGCACTAATATCACTGCCATCAAACCACCCAACAAGAGTTGCAGATGAAATATCACTGGGTTCCCAGAAATCATAAGAAACTGAGTTGACATTACCTCCACCTCCACTACCTCCGCCCAGAATAATAACCTGGCTGTAGCCTGCTGCCGCTAAGTCTGCGGAATCTGCTGAATCTGGAAACTTTAAAACCAATTACTTATTCCTTAATTTAAACATTAATTAATTCCCAGTTAACAATTTCTTCATTCCATCCATATCTTTCATTAGAATCAGATTCTGGCATAGGGACTGGAGGTTCCCAGCAACAACTGGAATCATTTAGTACCCATGACTCAAAAGATGGTTTGGGTGCAATAAAAGCATCTCTATCAGAATCATAGGTATATCCTATACCTGCATAATTTTTTCTAAAAGGAACTCCTCCTAGTAAATGCTTTCCTTCGGCTGTATTATAAGAAGTTCTTTTACAGGTTTGACCAAGCCTATTACCATAGTAAACTTCCCAGTCAACTCCATCTGTATTCTCGTCTTTACCAACGATAACTTGAGTTACTATGTTATCTGAATTTAAGAATGCGTAATGTGCCATATTAGCTAAACGATATCGAATCGGTCCCTGCTGTGAATACTGTAACTTTATCTGTTCCAATAGTACTAGTTATAGATGTTAATCCTGATCCTACAGTTATTGTATATGTATTGGGGTATCTTAAAATAACTACTCCTGACCCACCAGAACCCGGATATCCATTAGCAGCATCTAGTGCTGTACCACCGCCGCCACCTCCACCAGTATTTACCATTCCTGGTGTAGCAGGAACAACTTTTCCTCTATCGCCAAAAGCATAACAAGCGCCATCACCACCGCCGCCTCGACCACCTACTCCAACGTCAAGATTATAAGTACTGGCTGCACCACCGCCAGCTCTAAATACTGACTTTCCGGTAATAGTAGAAGCAAGACCGTTACCACCATCACCACCTATACCATATCCAGCTCCTATTTTACCTTCTTCACCGGCTCCACCTCCGCCTCCTGGCCTGGAAGCTAATGAGCTCCATTGATTTGCACCATCTCCACCATCAAATCCCTGGCCAGCACGACCCGCTCCTCCTGCATGGGTGACAGCTTGGGCTGAACCCCCTCCAGATCCGCTGCCTCCAGCGATACCTGCAGTTTGGCCGTTAGTTCCTCTACCGCCACCAGTAGAAATAATTGTATGAAACTTGCTATAACTACCATTACTGCCAGCGGATCCTACAGTAGTTGCCCTAGCTCCTCCTCCGCCAACTGTAACTGTATAATTTGTACCTGTTGATAAAGTAAAAGCCGATTCTATGGAACTATTTCGTCCAGAATAGGTGTCTCCAGAATAAGAATTTCTATATCCTCCTGCACCTGCTCCGGATCCCCATTCTGAATAGGCGGCGCTCGGAGGTCTACCTCCTCCGCCGCCACCAGCAATGACCAAATAAGAAACTGTTAAACTAGACATTTACTTATTCCTTAATTTAAACATTTAATCGACGACGCTAGATAGCATATCGTATAACTACGATGCCAGAGCCACCAGCACCTCCGTTGTCCGCAGCTGCGTTTGATAATGTACCAGCACCACCGCCTCCAGTGTTGGCTGCACCATCACTTCCTGACCCAGTTCCAGCAGTATTTCTTCCATTTGTATCTCCGTCTCCCGCGCCACCGCCTTTACCACCAGTACCCATAGTTGCACCAGTGTAGTAGACACCAGCGCCGCCACCGCCATAATAATAGTCGTTCTGCTCAAAATCAGTTATTAGAACACCGTCACCACCATTTCCAGCAGTGCCAGAGGCGGCATCAATACCATCGGCAGCAGCACCAGCACCACCGCCGGTAGAAATGGGGCCCCCCCAATAGCTGCTACCACCATTATATCCAGCATAAACATTTCCTGTTATTCCCGCTGGAAAAGTCGGTGCAGTCCCAGAACCACCTGAAACGGTGATGCTGGCATGTGCCCCAGCACCACCACCGTTTGCACCATCTCTACCTTCTTTTTGCAGTACTTCGTAGTAAGAACCACCCCCACCACCTCCGGTTGCAGTTATACCAAAAGCTGTGGTTGATCCGCCGTTGTTACCGAAAAGGTTGGCTCCACCATTTGTTCCACCAGCACCAACTGTAATGCTGTGAGTTCCGGTAGTAGTCAGAGTAACGCCTGAACCACTATGAGTGGTGCTTGTGAGCATAACAGCCCCACCACCTCCACCACCAGAAATTCTCCCTCCGGCTTCACCACCACCACCGACTAGAAGAACGTCAAACGTCCCTGCTGTAGTTACGGTGAAAGTTCCGCTACTAGTAAACTCTCTAAACTGATATAGTTGACCATCAATAGTGGCTTGATAAGAGTTATTACCGCCAGTACCTACGCCATAGGAGACAGGGACAGAGACAGAAGGCAATCCTCTATCAATAATAGTAGTAGTGTCACTCTGTCCACTTGGAGTAGGATAAATGATTCTTACAGCACCACGCTGGCCGTGACCACCTTTACTACTAAAGGAAGCACTAGATGCGGCTGAACCGCCACCACCACCAAATTTACCTGCGTTAGACATTAATTACTTATTCCTTATACCGAGTCTACTAAAACCCATTCTTGTACTGCTGAATCAAAATTATATTCTACGCCGTCTAAATCTCTTTGAATAGTAAAAATCATTCCGGATCTAATATGATTGATTTGTTCTGGCCATGCACCACTATCAATCATTGGAGTATTATCAATAAACTGTTGAAGACTAATACTGTCATTATAATACTTATCATATTCATCTACTACTAGTGTTGCATATTGAGCAATATTAGTATTAGGATTATCTTTTTGCTCTACTGCATAAGGATAGTATATACTTTTAACCATTTATTCTGTTCCTATCTAATATACATCTCAAAGCGCATAGTTCTATTTACGCCATTATAAGTTGTACAACAACTGATCTGATCTCCAGCAGACATACTAACGGGAGTAGTATAGACATAACCTCCTACGCCAATACCACCCGCTACATCGTTTGTTCCCGGAGATGTTTCATTGTTCCAAGAGAATCCCCATCTAGCCCGGGACTGGCCAGTTCCTGTACCGTCATCGATGTTAAATCCATATCTTCTCCAACCTCCCTGCGAACTAAATGGTCCGCCGCTGTGTCCATCCCAACTAGTTACAGCAGCATCTTGTAGAAGATAGGTATTGTCCGCTGTATTTGTAAAATGATTTAATAAGGTTGTTGCTTGTCCACTACTATAAAAGCTGTTTTCATGCCATGTCCATGCACCTAATCCAGTACCCAAAGTTCCCCCGGCTGTTACGTCTGGGAATCTTGCCATAATATCAGTCCCTTGGAAATAATTATAGCTATTATATTTGGCATCGCCATCGTTCAGATTTATTGCTGTTGGATTAAGGGTATTGTTAGTTTCCCAGTAAGAGGACGTAAAATTAAATGTGGTGCCTCTGGTTGCCTTCATAGCCAACATCCAACCACCACCATAGTAACTACTATTCATTATACAATAAATCTGCGTAGGGCCAACAGTAGGAAGATCAATCCAATAAACTCCATCTGTCGAGCTAGGATAATTAGACAGGATTTGTAATGCACTGGTTGCGGCTTGACTTGAAGACAATCCTGTGGGGGGAGCAGGAGAAGAAGGAATAACATAAACCGGTTGTGCTCCGTTACTATCAAAGTATCCGTCAAATCCACCTTGTGCTGAATCTGAACCGCCAGGAGAACCTCCCCCTGCTGCAGCAGAAGCAGTACCAGCAGATCCTGGTGTTCCTTCGCCGAATAGGCCTACCCCACCGCCACCAAGTAACAGTTGATTAGTAGAAGCGCCACCGCCTCCTCCAGCTCCACCTGTTCCATCGGATCCAGCATCTCCACCTGCACCAGAGTATCCTGCAGCTCCACCACCTCCGGCTCCATTACCAAGAGCACCGCCACCAGTACCACCATCTCCGCCAGAGTAAGAACCCCGAGAAGCACTATAGGTAGTATCTAAGGTTGTAACTGACCCACCTGTACCACCATCTCCAAGAGAAGTACCACCTGCACCACCAGTAATAGTAATCATAGACGCCGCAGTAGTAGTAGTTTGTTCTACAGAAAGAGCTAGCGCAGCTGCAGCGGTGTAATTTTCATTAAATACACCTCCATATGGAAAATTGTCGGAATCGAAGGGGTAGGCCAACTTTTATTTCTCCAAATTAATTTTTTTTTCTACAGTATGTTCACGATACCATGAAAAGTTACCAGCAACAGCATCTTCATCTTTATTTTCTTCTATCCATTCTTGAACAGTTGCGCCTCTGACTTGAATCTTTCCGTAGGCTTCAGTACGTTTAAACGGAATTACTTGAATAATTGGTTCGCCTCTTTTAATGAAAAACTCAAACTCTGATCTATTATCTGGGTTTAAAATCCTAAATGGAAAATTAACGATATTATGATAATTATCTGTGTCCACTACTCCGGTAAAACATTCAAAATATTTATTACCGCTATTGATAGGAGATACAAATAAACATGAGTATCCTTTTCTAGTATTAATTTTCCATGGGTTAATAAACTTCAATACTGGTCCCCTAAAAGGACCTGTTCCCATCTGTCTTTCATCATGTGTCGATAACAATTCATGAGTTTTTCCTGCCAAATTAATTTGACTTCTTGTTTCTTTAATAAAGCTTTTTCCATAATCACCAACCTTAATATACATATCTGCAGGTGCAGGAATAGTATAACCAATCTTCATAGCATCAAGAAAAGGAACACACTTTCTAACAGTATCCAAGTGTCTTTCTAAAGCCATTGGATGAACACCCTCAGAAGTCTGTTCCTTCATTTTTTTAATCCAATCAGGCAAAAACTTTCTAGCATTATCTGGTTTTGCAACATAAGTATAAGCAGGATCAATCGATACAAATTCAATCAGAGGTTTTTGTTGTTTAAACAAATTCAACATTATAATTCCTAATCATATATTCAGTTAAATTATTTTTTAATCAAGATTGCGGCTTGTGTACAGTTCATTGGGAGAACCCAGTGAGCAACAGAATTCGACGGATTAACGGCATAGAATCCGTCATCATCCAGTTGAATAGAAACCTGGTCAAGATAGTTATACTTATGTGGTGAGTAAGGACCGAAAATCTTCAACCCATATGTTCTGCCTAACATGGCAAAAGCAGATTGTTTCTTACTCGTTCCTCCTGGGTTACCAAACTCTCCATAAAAGTGATGATTAGTAGACTGTGCATAAACATTTTGATTATTTACAAAAGTATACCCGGATCCGGCATCTTCGATATTCGCGGCCGGCGCTTCATGTTGATGGAGACCACCACCGTGAAGTCGCATTGTTCCAACAGAAATAATAGGCTCATATACAGAATATTGATTTAAATTTTCCGGTGTAGGATGGAATTCCTGCCAAGCTTCTCTATTAGCATCTGCAGTGTCAATGCCATTTCCACTAGAAGAATCAATATATGCAGATACCATTGGAATACTTGCACCATATGTTGCCACGCGACCCGGAGCTCCAGGATCTCCTGGAGTATGTTCAGACAGGGATCCAAGCACTGCCGCATCATCATCGCCGAATAATCCGTGTCTAGATCCAAAGAATAGTTCGTTAAGAGAGAAACAAGTATGTTTGTTTTGGTGTCCTACATATCCCAACCAACCCATATGCAATCTGGTGGCAGAAAGATATTCTCTACCTGAAGCCGGAGTGATATAACCATCGTATGTTTGAACCGATTCAGATCTATTGATAGTACCTCTGAGTGTAGATGATGTTCTAGTTGGATACTCAGTCAGGGCAAATTGCGCTCCATCGGCTCCGAGCCACATGCTTTCCCTACCGTGGACAGCTCCATGAGCTACAACATTAGATCCATTGGTTGCTGTGGTTAAATCCCAGTCTTGATAGGTTAGGGATCCGTATTTTGCATTTTTATTTCCAGTTGCAGTTTCACCTACACCCAGGTTTTTATCTCTTTGATTAGATAATGAAGAGTTTTGAAGCAAACCAACCGTCTGAGCATTTGTAAAGTCATCTCCCCAAACAGTATCATTTACATTAAAATATCTATTGACAAATCCCATTAGGATATTACCACCCGCCTCAGCAGTGACTGCATTTGCGCGGTTATTACCATTAGCAGTATCTTGATTAGTAGTTTTTTCAGCAGTTGAATTGTCATCGCGGTCTGTAAAATAATTGCCGCCATATCCAATGTTTGAACCTGCCAATACATGATTCCTGGTTGGGCCCGTTCTTTGTTCACCGACTGCACCATTAGTATTAGCATTGACAGCATTTCCATCGACATAGGTTCCAAAATATCTATGGCTATTATAGACATAGTTAGCCGGGGCCACGGCGGGTTGATATCTAACATTACCGCTAGTTTCGGTAGATGTTTTGGAGTTAGCTATGCCGACGGTATTAGAGCTGTTATTGTTAAGACTAGTGTCATTATTTATGATAGGATCAACAGCATAAAAACTATTGGGAGTGGCCATTCCGTTATTCATTAACAAGCTGTGGAGATTAGTTCTAAATCCATTATGAATATACTCACCATCAGGAGCAGCTTCACCATATTCTTTCTTATACTCAGATGCAAATAGTGTAGTATTATATTCAGATACTTTTTCAGGATCATCATCCTGGTGTTGAGTTGTATGCATAATAAGATATCTGGCATCGGCATTAGAGTCTACACCACGATATGTATCAGTACCATGAGCAGAGTCCACGTTAGCTGCGCTAGAGGCCTGATCACCAAACATCCATAGTGTAGAGTTTCCATCAATCAAAAACTTAAGTTCATTATACATGTTTTTGACGGAAGTATCTTTATGACCAAACCCAGTCTGAGCATATCTATCATAGTAAATATCATACAACGTAGAGTTACCTCTAGTTCCATCTTTTCTGATAATATTTCCTAGATTTCCAAGAGCGTTGTTAAATGAATTAGTATTATTATTATTGTACATGCGAGTAAAAACAGAAGTGGCAGTGTTACCAGAACCTGGATTATTTCCAAATCTACCAGCATTCCAGTACCAAGACTGCGCCTCGTAGGCCAATGAACCGTCCATTTTACCAAAACCATCAGCTTCAGCCATCGAACTACCTGCAGCGATTGCAGAGTCCTTAGTCCATCCGCCCTGAGTTGTACTACCAGCCAACATGCTAGTCAACAATGAAGCCGGCCAGTCACCAAACATTTCATATCTCAGAACCAGCGTTTTATTAGAACTTAAATATCTATTACTTCTAGCTTCATCATTATACTCATTATTTTCTAAATCTAGTGCTTCGTCTCTTTCAAACAACTTAAGCTTTAAGTATTTGTAGTGGCCGGTAGTAGCATGGTCATAACATTTAGCTCTTAAGAAGCCAAAGGCAGCACTATCATCACCACCATGCACAATATCTCCAGCGGAATCTGCACCATCAAATCTTTCCCAACCTAAATGATTACTGATTGGATTTGATGCAGTTTCATCAATTTCTGTAGAAATTGCTCGTTGAATAACATGCATTAGATCTTTTTTATCTTGCAAAGTTGCAGTACCTCTGACAATGCCGCTTGTTGCATCAGTGGTATCAACTTTAAAGTTAAGATACTTTGCATTATCACTAAGATTGAAAGTGGAAGATAAAACTGTCATTATTTCTAACCTTTTTAATTTACGGTGTAGTTAACTTCTACTGTTAAATGGCTGTGCGTTGTACTACTATTAATAGCAACGATATCGAGTCTAACGTTATCGGTAGCACCAATCACTGTTTCTGTTAAAGATTGAGTTCCACCTAAAGACGTTTGACCAGAGGATATTGTAAAACTCGAACCAATGTCCGTGGTTCCATTCTTAACAAGCTTGAACTCAATATCTGCATCTCCAGCTTCAGCCAGAGTTGCGTCGATACTTTTTAAAGTGATTGCTGATTGTGGGGTATAGGTAAGAGATCCCGTTCCGGCGGTAAAAGTAGAAAGCTGAACAATAGCAAATGCGTCTAATGGATTAAGGACTGGAATAAAAGACGCGCCATCCCAGACTTCCAATCGGCTTTCTGTTAAATCAAAGAAAAGCTCACCTGAGTCAGCACCAGCAGAAACACTAGGAGCGCCACCAGAGGAATCAATGGATGCTCTGAGTCTAGTTAAACCAGAACCAATACCAGTGATAATTCCCGATACGTTTAAATCAGAATCAAATGTAGCATCTTTTCCGACTTGTAGGCCATTTTTGACCTTAAAGTCCTTATCATTCGCCAAGGTTCACTCTCCCCAATAGGCTACCTAAATTATATTTTTATTTATACAAAATCAATCCGTTAACAACATTTTCATAACCTTGAATATAGTAGGATTAGTCGAAGCTGGTGTAGCTAACAATCGGACATCCCCACCATTAATATCAACGTCATATGTGGCCAGCGTGGATCCTGTGGCTACCTGGCCATATTCTGTGGCAACTGCAGTACTACCATCGTGTGTAATAAGTAGCTCGCTGATATATCTGTTATTTCCATCTTTTGCGGTAACAACAACCTTAGCACCTGAATACGTAGTGGCAGAGAATGTTGCAATTGCAGTTTGGCTAATCGATGTAGTTCTATCAGAGTCACCGCCAATATTAACTTTAGAATCAATGTCAATGTTATTTGCAAAGACTCTAGGTATGATTGGTTCAACAAAAGTCGCAACATCAGTTACAAGTCTAAAGTCACCGGTTAGAGGATTAAAGTTAATACTGTCAACCGTATCACCCAAGGATGCCTGTGCACCTACCAATCCGATACTATCTACAAAGCCAGAAGCATCAACTGTAATAACAGGAATCTTGGTAGATGTACCATATGTACCTGGAGAAGTTGATGCGGTACGTCTTGTAATTCTATTAGCAGAAAGACTGTCATCAATGAATACGTCACCTGCTACGTCAAGTGTAGCTTGAGGAGATGTTTCTCTAATACCGATTCTTTTTGCACTTCCATCAATAAATAACTGATCACTATCAAAAAGATTAATTACAAAATCTTTACTTGTAGAAGCGTCATTTAGATTTCTATCATTAATAGTAATTTTTCTATCAATATAACCAAATTTTGCTCTGGAATTAAAAATCAAATAGGCACTATCATCTAGACCGCCACCATTTCCGCTAACTATTATACCTCCAGATGCAGCGTCAGTAACTTGCAAAGTTCCGTTTGCAGTAACTGCGCCAACTGTGATATTATTAGTAGTCGTATTACCTTTAGTCGTAACAAAATCTAATGTATAAGCAGCTTCAGCAGAATCGATTTGTTGTTCAACCAATGCAGAGTCATGTAAAGTAAGAGCTGCAATCTGTGCGTCAACATACGACTTACTTGTTAGTGCACTATCAATAGAAGGAGTTAGTGTCGAGACTATAGCTTCATCACTAATTTTAAGATTCCCGTTAATATCAACACTACTACTACTTGTAGTAAGTCTATCACTATTAGCAAATCTTAATATTGTAGATCCGCCTGGATTAACATACATTGATTGTTGATTGTTAGCGGCATTGAAAACTTGGAATGAGCCGGCCGTGCCCATTCTTATATTTTTCTGAGATATAAAATTAGAAGCAAAAGCAGCTGAATCATGATAAATTTCGAGGCCTTCGTCTCCACCCAATTTAATCTTTGAGCGATCCGGCATAATAAGATCATCAGAATCACTGAAAGTAATGTCGCCATTAGTTGTGATACCAGCAACAGTAATAGTATTGGTTGTACTATTACCTCTATCTGTTACAACCTGTAGAGTAGAAGCACTTACACTATTGTCTACATAAAATTTACTAGCTAAAGCGCTATCGGTAGACGGTGTTAATGTAGAGACTAAAGCTTCACCAGTTACGTCAATAGTTTTACTAAATTCCCACTTATCGCCTGCAGTACGGTATGTAATTTTAGGATTATCAGAATAAGATCCTACTGTAATCCCAGCACCATCTGCTTGAGAACTACTTGTAGCAGAGTCGGCAATAATAATATTTTTATCTCTGATAGTAAGATCTACAGAGTTAATCGTAGTAGTTGTACCGTTGACCTGAAGATCGCCAAGAATAACAACTGTACCTGTACTATCATTTAACGGCGCAGGATCAAGAATAAGATCGCCAGAACTAGTACCTACAGTATTATCAAGAATCCTGACATTATCCACGTCAATCTGAGTAAGACCTGCAAGCGTAGTAGTAGATCCACCCAGAACGATTGATGTAGTACCAATGGTTGAGGAATCGAATTCTAACTTGGCATTAGTGATACCACCATCTTTTACTCTGACTGCGCCAGAGCCATCAACAGCAGATAATTCAATAGTAGAACCATCAACAGTAACTTCAATCTCATTTGAATTAGCAGTGATACCATCACCACCGACAACTGTGAAGGCACCTGTTCCACTGTCGTAAGTTAATCCATCCCCGCCGCTAAACATAGAACGAACATTAGCAGAGTCAATATCAATTGTGCGACTAGTAGTAATATCACCACCACCAGTTAAACCTTTACCTGCATTGATATTAACGTTAGCGTGATTAATATGTTCATTAGCAACAAAACCAGAGGTGTTATCGTGATTAATCGCTTTACTATAGTAAGTGGCGAGTTCAGATGAGTCAATATCAATATCATCAGGATTAACTCTAATGCCAACACCCGCTCCTACAGCCAGCGTGCGACTCGCAGTTATATCACCGCCGCCTGCAAGACCATCTCCAGCATCAATATCTACAGTAGAATGATCGATATGCTCGTTTGCTACAAAATTACTAAGAGCATCGTGATCAATTTCGGCATCGTTTGTGGATACTATGCCATTAGCTGAGTCATATGTAATTCCCGTACCTTCAACGATAGCGGCTCTAGCTAAAGGTTGAATAAAGTCAGAGTCAACTCTAACATCAATTGCAGAATCTACTCTCGCTGTAGTATAGTAGAGATTGGACGCTTCATTGACATCATCTGTCGTAAGCTGTGGGATTCTGGCGGAATCAAAAATTCCTGATGTAATATCAGCAGCCGCCAAAACAGGAATTACCGATGAGTCAAGGACTCCAGAAATATTGTCAGCTGTTAAAGCAGGGATTCTATCAGAATCAAATACACCAGAAGTGATATCAGAAGCAGACAGCGGCGGGATTAAATCAGAGTCAAAACTACTATCGATTAAAGAGTTAATATAACCAAGTGTAACTTTATCGTCAATTGCAGAATCTACACGAGCAGTAGTATAATAAAGATTAGATCCTTCATTGACGTCATCTGTACTCAATTGTGGAATTCTAGCAGAATCAAGTACACCAGAAGTAATATCATCAGCAGCTAGAGGTGGAATTCTTGCTGAGTCAAAAATTCCAGATGTAATATCTACGGTAGATAATGGTGGAATTAAGTCAGAGTCAAAGCTACTGTCAATTAAAGAGTTAATATAACCGAGTGTAACTTTATCGTCGATTGCGGAATCTACTCTTGATGTGGTATAATAAAGATTAGATCCTTCATTGACGCCATCTGTACTCAATTGTGGAATTCTAGCGGAATCAAAGATTCCGGAGGTAATATCAGCAGCAGCTAGAGATGGAATTCTAGCAGAATCAAAGATTCCAGATGTGATATCTACAGCAGCCAGAGGTGGAATTAAATCAGAATCAAAATCACCGCCGGTAAAATCATTAATATAGTTAAGAGTAACAGTGTCGTTAATCTGACCAACAACTGCAGCAGAGTCATGCGTATCAAACGTGTCAATAAATTCTTGATTTATTTTACTTTGTATATGATCAGAGTCAACTGCAGAGTCCAAAGAAATAGTAACAGCCTGATTAGAAGCATTACCAATGAAGATTCGGTTTTCATTCAGATTTGGTGTAGCTGCGGTTCTACCTGCACCAACGATCTTGATAGACCCGGCCGATGAATGTACTCTCGATACCTGACCAATATTCTGAATAAGAGATGATTCACCTGTAGGCTTAACATTAGTAAATGCTCCAGGTGTAGTCGAGACATAAAGAGTATCACCAACAGAATACGTCCCACTTGGAATGTTAAGATTGCCTAAAGTACCAAAAGTATAGACAATAACTTCGGCATTATTATTGGCATTTTCTTTAACAACACCAAATGCTGGCATGGCTGCCGCATTATCAGCATCTGCCCGGTCTACGGTTGGTATATTACCGCTAATACCATTAATGTAAACAACTTCACCCTTGTTAAGAGTCGATCCAGAAGCATTTTTTGCTATAAACTCAACTGCTCCTTCCAGATCACCAATAAATCTAGGTGCAGTAATATTTCCGGTTGCAGAAATAGAATCCGCACTAACTGTTCCGGAGAATGTATCTGCAAATATAGTAGCAGCGTTAAAATCTGCTAATACAAAAGAAGGATCACTCCTATCAATAATATTTGATCTAGGAGAAGAGTCTAAGGCAGAGTCTTGGTATTGAGCAAAGACGTAGTACTTATCGTCTGTAGCGTCTCTAAATAGACCTGTATGCTGTCTACCGCCTAATGCAGCATCAAAATAATGACCAACAAAACCAATATCAACTTCATCAGAAGACTCATTGGAATCTGCAAGGTGGATTAGTGGATCTCGAATCGATAGAGTAGATGCGTTAACTGTTGTTGTCGTACCTTGAACAGTAAAATCACCTAGGATTTCCATGTTACCGCCAACATTCAGCGCTCCACCAATACCAACACCACCCGTGACGACTAATGCGCCAGTTGTAGTATCTGTAGAAGCAGTAGAATTATTGACAGTTAACGTAGATCCATCGTATGTTAGGTTAGCATCGTCTTCTAACTCTCCGTCCGTGCCGGCAACTACAAGTCTATCATTAGTTAGATCTTCAACATTTGCACTTGCTAATGTAGTTTGGCCGTCTACATCTAAGGTACCGACAATCTGAGTGTTACCTGTCGATTGTTGAACTGTAAAGTTGCTTGCACCAACGTTTAATTCTGTACCGTTAAAGGTCAGATTAGCATCATCTTCAAGTTCACCCGATGCACCAGCAATGACAATTCTATTGTCTGTTAAATCAGTGACACTAGCACTCGCCAATGTAGCAGTGCCCGAAACATCCAATTTTGTAATATCGGCAGAGTCAATTGTAAGGTTAGAGGAGCTATCACCCAAAGTAATAGTTGTATCACCAAGGGTAATAGTAGCATCTTGTAACTTGTCGGTGGTAATACCACCTGCTAATTGATCATTACTAACACCACCGGTCTTAATCTCAACAAAACCAGATGTAACACTAAAATCATCAGAGTCAAAGCTGGCAACACCTTTATTAGTAACTGTTGCCAGTTCACCTGCGATTGTAATAGTTCTGCCGGAAGCAGCAGTAGTAATTCCTTCACCGCCTGCAAGCTCTAAAGAAGAGTCTGCAAGATTTACAGATCCTGTTGTTGGACCATCAGCTGCGGTGTTTAAAGTAGTACTAACGGTAATTCCTGAAACGCCTACGCTATCAATAAAACCAGAAGAATCAACAGTAATAACAGGAATTTGTGTAGTTGATCCATAAGTCCCAGCTGTTACTCCAGCTGGAGAAGTTCTAGCAAGATTAGTGAATGTAGCAGAGTCTGCGTTGTAATGTCCGATGGCAGTTCCGTCAATAAATCCGCCGTCAACATTAACATTTCCAGAAGTAAGGTTATTGACAGTAATAGTATCAATTGTACCGCCTTCTACCTTATCGCCAGAGATTTGATCACTAGCAAGAGTCAGTGTTCCAGCAGAAACATCTAAAGTCTTACCTATCCCGACCGTGATATCTGAACTATCAATAGTGACGTTGTTAATAGTCCCGCCGTCAATATCTACGGTTGTTACTGTACCACCATCTGAAACTGTAGCACCACTAAAGTCGACTGTTCCAGATGAAGTAATATTTGTAAATGTTGCAGAGTCACCAGTAATACCAAAAATTCTCAAATCAGAATCTAACTTTAAAGGAGATCCTGCTAATCCGTCTCCTTCAAAGTTAGCATCTGTTGTTATAGCTGATGTAATATTAGAAATAGCTGAGTCAAGATTATCTAATACATCTGCAAGAGTAGTACCTGCTGCATTAGCTAATCCAGTTGGATCAATAGTAAAGGTTGAAGCATCAGCACTAACACTGTCAGCACTTACTACAAACCCAGCATTAAACTTTAAAAATAAACGAGTACCATCGGTTAAAGAAGCAAGAACATAGCGATCAGAGTCCGGTGCACCGAGATTTGGTTCAGCATTGTCTAAACTAATAAACGCAGAGCGTCTAGAATCCAGTTTAGATACTGGTTTTGTCTTAATACGACCGCTAAGAAGTCTTGATTCGGATTTAGCCATTGAGCGATTCCAATATACCCATTACTAGTTTGAGTTTATTATCTTTATTAGATTGCATTTTAAGTATAGCATCTGAAGTAATTACCAGTTTACCTACAGAACCATTTGCAGTATCTCTAGAAGGAACATCAAACTGAGAAAGCAGCTCAATACCACTAGCACTTGCAGAGTCGTGATAGTTAAAAGTTACGGTGGCATCTGAATCCGATGCATTGGTAATTTGTGTCGAAAGCACAATCCCAGTATAATTACTAGGAGCAGTATAAACTGTTTGATTAGTAGTATCAATCGACTTTGTTATTGTTTTAAATACATTTAATTCTGCCATGTTTAATCCTCAAGGGCAAGAGAGAATGGAGTTACACGAGCAAACAGGCTTCGATCAAACGCCTGTCCCTCAATAGTTCCGGTTGATCTTTGGATAAGGAAGTCCTCACCGACTCTGAAATCACCTTTCTGATCCGTACTAGTGACAAAACAAAGACCCGCTCTATTAGAATCTTGTACGACTTCATCTGCCTGAGCAGGAACGCCTCCGCGATATGGGAAAGCGGTACGAACATCCGTTCCAGTTCCGATCCATTCAAACGTATGACCGGAAGAGGATAGTGCACTTCTCTGGTGGAACGTAGCTGAATCACCATCGGAAAATGCAATGGTAGGATTTTCTAAAAGCTTAACTGTACCAAGTCTAGTATCAGAGTCATATGAAGAAGAGTCAATCGTGAAATACTTAGGATCAGAAGAAAATTTAATGGCGTCGGAAATATTCGGCCGCTGTGTTAAATTCTTCAAAGAAATGATATTATCTAAAATGTCTTGATCGCTGTCAACCGCTGCTTCATACAGCTTAGGAGAAACGCCAGTTGCTTTTAATCCAATATTACCAAAAGAACTGTTGGAGTTGGTAATAGATGCAAATCCACCATTTTCAGCTAAAAATCCTACATCACAGTATACGGTAAACACTGATACTAACTGACAGTAACCTCTGTTTTTCAGATAGATTCCCTTACCACCTTGGTTGATCTGTGTAAAGGAGTCAACAACCATAGATCTGATTCCGCCAGCGTGGTTGCCGTCGTTTCTAATGCCATCGCCACCTTGTGCAGGTAATGTAGCATCAGACGAATCTGGATACACATAAGTACCATCATCGTTTCTAGATAAATCTGGGCCAGTGATAGATGTACAGTTTCTGATGTAAGGGGAGTTTACGATAATATTTGATGCAGAGTCTCCAGCCGGATCCCAGGCAAATACCGCAGCCGGCTGTAAATGATCTCTAAAAGTAAAATCAGAAACGTATGCGTTGTTGTTAACATAGAATACGTCTCTAGTTTTATTCTTTGGGCGAATACTAGTATTCTTAAGATTGTCTCCAATAAGAGAAACGTTTTTAGGAATCTCTACGGGATTATTGACAATATATTCACCTGTTTTTACATAGATAGTTGACGCAATCTCTGGCGCATCAAGAACATCTTGATATCTGTCGCCGATACCAAATAATAATGGGAATTCACTATCAACTAAATCAATTACATCATTGATAATACCAGTCTTATTATCAGTGATATTATCAAAAGACGTCAAAAGTGCAGGCGCATCCAAACCATTACTATCAAAAGTAGTTCTAGTATCCAAATCAGGAGTAGTTCTAGAAGCCGGTAAAGACGTTGTACCGTTTCTGATTACATTACCGATCATTGTAGCAGAGGCTGCTAGTTCAGTAATTTTCATATTTCTAGGAGTTGAGCCAGTTGTATTCTGAGTAACTGTATAATTACCACCAGGACCTGATAAAGTTACGGCAGATCCTGTTAAAATATCTTCTAAGATAGTTGCAAGTCTATCGTATGCTGCTGCAGTTTCAGTTTTTTGATATGCAGGAATTTGGGCGCCATTATGGAAGAAGAAGTTTGCGTTATCATATGCACCGGCGTTACCAAGATATACTGCATCATAGGTTATTGCTTCTACAGCATACTCAATATCTCTTTTACATTTAGCACTATCATACTGAATATTATAGTTTGCTTTTACAAACTCATTAACTTCTTCAGCCATGAATGTTTTGTTATTCAGTAGTCGCTGTTTAGATCTAGACGCATCGGTTTCAGTATCAGCCGAGTCATAATATGTTGCAACATTAATAGGTAACGGATATGCGTTTGAATCTAGGATAGTTGCATTATCTTTACCACTATCGATAATGTCTTTAAGCTCGGCCCAGTATACATTAGATCTAGTAAGAGAGGTTCCTGTGATAGCAGGAAGATCATTGATAAGATCTCTTGTCTTATCTAAGCTAAATAAAACTTCAGTAATTCCTTTGGTATAAGATCCAGCTCTACCTTGGAAAACCTGATTAAACGTAGTTCCTAAAGCAATATCGTACTTAGATCCGTCAATGTAAAGACCCAGATCTCTTCTAGTCTTATTTTCTAGTACAGATCCCTCAGCCCCGTCGGAATCAAGACCTGCAGTTCCTCTTCTTTTAGCTGCTTCTTCTAATGCTTTTTCGATTGTCAAGTAGGCTTTGTCTAAGCTAGTACCAGCGTTACTATCGCTGCCGCTTTTAGAAACGTAGAAAACGTTTTCGGCTACTGCAGAAGCACCGACTTCCACAATAGAAAGTTCACCATCTTTATCTCTTTTGAAAAACAAAGTACCATCATGGGTGTTGATGGCTACCTCGCCAAGATCTAGCTGCGCAGTAGTGGGTTTATTACCAGCAACAGCGCTGCGGCGTAACTTAATAGTTGACATTACGTCTCCAAACCTACATTTGACTTATATAAGTCTAAAACTTTATATATTAGAGTGGCGACAACTATATAGCCTTACGCCACTTTCAACTATTTATACTAGTAGGTTCCGCCGTCAACCGTATCGATGGTAACTAAACCACCTACAACATCAAAGTTATCACTGTCAAATTGTGCCACACCTACCTGAGCTATTGTAGCTGTTGGAACTTCAAAATCAATAGTTCCGTCTACATCTTGATAGGTTACCGAAATATTAGTTTCTGTATTTCCAGAAACCATTGCACCAACAACATCTTCAATGGCTTCTGCTTTAAGGCTAGCAATGCCACTATTAAAGACAAAATCATCACTATCTAAGAAACTCTTAAGAGCACTATCAGTAAAAGTAATGTCAGTAATATCAGCATTACTGATAATAGCAGAGTCTACATTAATCGCCCTACTAAAGTTCCATCGGTCATTAGTACCGTCATAGGTAATACTAGGAGATGTTGCACCGAATACTGAATTAGCATCTGCAGAGAAAACAATAATACCAGCGCCATCAAACTCTAATGGAGCTGTACCGCCACTATCACCTACAATAATAGCTAGATCATTGATAGTAACTTCAGTTGAGTTAACTGTTGTTGTGGTACCGTCAACCCTCAGGTTACCTTTAATAATTACGGTACCAGAGTCAGCTGACGGATATGGGTTAATAATTAATGTTTCGTTGCTTGAATTAGTTCTAATCTCATTAGCTTCAAATTCAAGCTGACCTACTGTAACAATGCCTGTAGATGGATTTAGGGAAAGATTTCCAGAGCTTGTGCTGATCTCTCCACTATCAACCGTAATGTTATCAACTTTTAATTGATTGATTTTATTACTAGCATCTGTAATGATAGCAGAAGATGCTGTAAGAGTACCTGGAGTATGATCTAAATAATTGGTAAAGTATTCACCACCAATGATTGCAGTTCTATTAGAACCACCATTGGGAACACCTACGAATAATCGCTGGCCTTCATTAGTAGAAGTACCAGTACCAAACGCATACGCAAGTTCACCGCGGGCTAGATTACCATCAGCTGGTTTACCGTCGCTATCCGAACGTTTAATAAGAATGACGGCCATTTAGTATTCGCCCCCGTTAATCGTTTGTACTTGATTCGGCCTGTCAGTTCTTCCTAATGTTGTAGTAGTCTCGAATCTGTTTGTGTTTTTATTGAAAACCAAAAGGCTTCCATCTTGTACATTTGTCGTTATGCTGTTCAAAAGATTACCAGCGCTGTCAGCAACGTCACCTAAATCTCTAAGCAGATTACCTCTGGCGTCTGAAAGAGCTATCGGCTTTTTAACAACAATTTTTTCAACAATAGTTCCATTTTTATATGTAACTTTTATTTTCTTCGCGTCAGCATTCCTTCTGAGTTCACTTACATAGGTAGCCATTTATAATCATCCTATTTAGTGACGGAAGGAGTGACATTAATTTTTCCTTCTAAAATTCGTTCAACAATAACATCATCATCACCGCTTAATAATTCAATATCATATACATATCTACCAGGCTTCATCGTATCTGTAGTAGTATTTGTTAGAGTAATCAAAGCAATTCCGTCAGAGGCCGGAGCACTTACTGTAGTAGTCCAATCAAAGATTTGATCGCTGTCAGTCGTATCATAATTCTTTTTAATCTTACCACGCAACGTATGACCAGTTAAGTTTTTTGCTGCACCATTTTCTTCTTTTAAATGCAGCTCAACCGTAATGTCTGTACCCTGATCAATTGTCAAATCTCTATTCTGAGCCATGATTTCCTCTAAAACTAGTTTGTTATATTTATAATCAATGGATTATTTAGATTTGATCAGGTCTTGGATCAATGTCTTTAATTCTCTAACTTCACTTTTTAATTCATCAAACTCTTGTTTTTCTCTCTCTATCTTTTCTTTTCTTGCTTTTGCTCTTTCCAGAGCAGTCTTATTCATGTTAACAATTGCACCACTTTCATTGCGGTAGAGGTCCTTATGTCCCTCTACCTTTATCAAATTCTTCATATTAAGTACCTAATGCAATCGCTCTGATATCTCTGAGACGTGGAACCTTAGAAGAGTTACCAGATCTAAAGACCACCTTAATCTTAAAGGTATCGAACGGAGTCAGAGTTCCACTTTGACCACCGATCAAATACTCGTATTCTCTGAAGACCGCAGTATCATCATCAGAAGGATTATTACTTTCTTCTTCAATTAACACATAATTCAGCTCATTAATATCTGTATCATCACCTGCAGATACCAACTTATAGTACACATCAATGAAAGTATTTGATGGTCTGTTAGCACCAATCAGAATCTTCAGTCCTACAGCCGGTTCTTCTAAGTTAATATTCTTAGAGACATACTTGGCAATAGACGTACCATCAACAGGATCTGTCTCTGCAACATAGTTGATAGGAACATTTGTCAGTGTAGTATCTACTCCAGCAGAGTCGACTTGGTTATCAATGATATTATTGAATAAGCCAAGTTCAGCAGTCTGCATATCAATCACTGGAGAAAGATATTTGTTAGTAGTCGTAAAAGTTGCTGTAATGTTAGCAGATCTAGTCGATGCTCCTAACTCAGCGATTTCAATCTTTCTACCGGCAATTACACCTGGAGCTGTCAGAATAATAGGTTCATTACCATTGAACGGATGATTCGTAGCAGACGAGCTATAAGCTACGTTACTAGCATCACCTGCAGTACTTAACGAAACACCATTTCTAAAGTTTCCTGTCATTGATAGACTGACTTCAGGACGGATGAATGTTTCAATATTAGGAATAACTCTATCAAACATAATATTTTGAGTAACAGTGATATCATTGCTACCAGCTACCGTAGAAGCCGTAGCAGAAGAGTCTGCAGTAATAGTAAATCCATAACCATCTACATTTACCACAGTTCTATCACCCAGAATTGAGCTACCAGCAATACCACCAATATCATCGGAAGAATCAATACCTCCGATACTGATAACGTCACCTTTTACCAATCCGTGATTAGGATTTTTAAAGAACACTGTTGAAGATCCAGAGTCTACAAAAATTGGATTGTTTTCTAAGAGATCATCTTCCAGATCATCGTTTCTCAGATATGCAGTACCAGTCACACTAGTATCAAAGGATGCAGCAAAAAGCTGGAACATCATGTCACGTTCTTGATCCGGAGTCCAAGTTCTAGAGTTCTGCGACATGAACAAGGACCCGAGAACTGGTTGACGACGGATACGTCTTTCAGTCGTGCCGATCTCAAAGTCTCCTGCCTTGGCTACATAAGCATTATAGTCATCAGACGAAGACAGCAGAACAAAGGCATATTCAGTTTCTGCCTGCAAGTATACAGGTTCCTCAAACACGAAACTTGTAGGAGCGGCAACAATATCCGACAAACTTTCCAGATTCGATGGAATTGTAACATCATCTCTGTTTACAGATGTTTCTGCAATAAAGTCTTCAGATGGAACACCAGCAATCATTGGACGAATCTGCATTCTAACTGGAATATCTGTAGCAGGACGTGTTCTGAAGAATACGTTAATCTTACTAACAAATCCACCCGTCTCCATAGGAAGCTGGAACGATTGTGCCAATGGATCACGTCTTCTAGATCTTCTACGACGTCTTCTTGGACGTGGACGTGGAATGAATCTAGTGCTAATCTCTCTGGTAACAACTCTACCGTTACCGCTATAACTACTGCTAGCATGTGACAGGGCAGCATCCTCATCATCAACGCTAATATCAATCAGCTTAAACTCTCTGTCACCGGTACGGAAGGTATTTGCCGGGATAAAGAACGAGCCAGTAATCTCACCCTTATCATCTGTTGTTAGAGTAGTTGCACTATTGGGGTGAGCAGTAGAATTTCTATTGACTGCACCTTGAAGTAGTCTACGAGAATCTCTTCTTACAGCAGTTTCACTTCTAACAAAATTTGTAACTGAAGTACCATCAAAGAAAGCAAAATGTCTACTGTTTGGTCTCAGACCTCTAGCCTTGAAGAAGACCAGTCTAGGACGAATGAAATCTGAAAGTTCAGTTCTTTCTCTTGTAGTAGTAATGGTTGTGCCATTCTGAGCAGTTCTTCTTGTAGTAGTTACGTTCCACTGCAAGTTGGTATTTGGCAGAGGTCTGATTCTTCTTTGATTTCTTCTGTTGCTAAGAACCAGTCTTCTCATAGCAGCAGCAACTCTTCTGCGAAGTCTTGGTGTTACTCTACGGCCCCGAGTTAAACGAGCCCGCAAAGCAGCTGCACCGAAGACGTTTCGTTGTTGAACCTGTGCAGTTATAATTCTACCCGCACGTACCTCATTGACTTCAGTAAAGAAGTCTACCGAAGGAGTAAGTTCGATACTACCTACATGAGTAATAATGTTGTATGGGTTGACGTTTTCTGTCTCAGACGCTACCAATTGAGTAATTACTGCAGAATCTTGGTAGTTCAACATTACCAGTTCACCCGCAACTTTAATATTAGTAGATGCAGCAGAATCGGCAAAAAGGTTTACATTTTTAGTTGTAAATAATGGTTGAATTAAATCTTGTTCTTCATCAAATGATGCAAAGAATTCACCTGTCTCGGTATCGATAAAATCAATATTTTTAAAGTTGTCTGCAAAGAAACCATTTTTAAATCTATTGTTTCCATTTGCATCCAGAACTTCAATGTTTGCAGTTTGTGTTTCTAACAAGCTGAGTGTCGTCGTTTCTTCGATGCGGTCGATTCTATCTTCCAGATTGGCAATATCGGCCATAGTATAGCGTCTATTACCTACAGGTTCAAAAGTAACATCGTCTTCATTATCAGTATATGGTTCTAAATCGATGGCATAGATCTGCATTGCATCGTTTGGAACTGTAGGTGGAACTGGATTAAACGCCGAGGTACCCTCAATATACTTAATCTCATTATCAACGTTAACAACAACAATATCTCTTCTAGGCTGATAGTAATCAACATCTAATTGAATAGTGTCGGTATTAATAGGCAGTTCATTGACAATTGCCGTACCAGCAGAGTATTCTGCGTCATTGTCGCCTTTTCTTGGTCTAAAATCAAGAACATTACGTAGCTCAATGGTTTCGCCCAACTTATTAGTATACTTAGGAATGTCTTCTAAGTCCAGGTCGCTATAGGAAGCAGCAGCAAAAAATGCACCTGCACCATGAGCAAAATACTTATATCTCACAAAGATGTTATCAGTAGGAGTTCCAACGCCTGTGTTTAGAATCATTCTACCTTGTTGATAGAAGTTATCTCTTTGTCCATTATCAAGAGTAAACAATCCAGCAACATCTGTACCATCAGAATCCACGGTACTCACTCTCGATACAGAATAGATATCTGCTTTTGTGAGAGGCACAAACTTGACACCATTGCCGTCTGAGTCAATGGCTGCAGTAACTGTCGTTTCAGTTAAGGTTTTAGCACGGAAGTTACCAGTATTATTAGATCCACTAGGCGAAGTTTTGTTGACTAAAGCTAAAACTTCAATGTTCTGATTGATATATGCAGAGCCAAAATCCAGTGTGGCAGAGTTTGTTCCCGAACCAGAGATACCATTGGTTGGAGTGATAATACTACCATCAGAATCAAATGCTGCAATCCACTGACCTGTGCTAGTAAATGTTTCACCTGGGTTTGCAGATACATCCAGAGTAGCCTGTCCGTTTGTTCCGTCTGTGGTTGCAGTAAACCTTCTCTGTACGGTCAGGGAGATATCACTGATTGCTTTAGGCCGGATCTTGGAAAGCGGAAAGAAAAGATTATTCTCGTCGGCTTCTTTAAGAACAGCTACACTATTTTCAAGGATTAAATTACCATAGTTGGTAGAATCAACACCGATACTCTGAGTATCAGTGAACTTATTACTTCCGGTCATCGAAATATCAAACAGGTAGTACTTGTAGTCTGCGCCGTTTTCTTCTACCTGGCGAACTCTGGCTGTACCCAGAACAGATCCTCTGATTGAAGAGTCGCTGTATAAGTTAACCGGCTCTAATACATTAATATTAGGGAATGCTTTGGCTGTTGTACCATCAATGTTTACATAATTGCCAAAGAAAGCAGATACGACATCATTCTCTACCGTTTCAAAGTCTCTGGCTTTATTGACTGTGATAGGAAGAGTTGTATCTTGATTGAATCTGTATCCTTGAACGTATGCGACACCAGGACCTACTTCCGCAACAATCGTGGTTGTTGATCCTGCCGAGTCTGCAGTATAATCCAAATCAAGGCTTTCTACGATATAATTACCGGACTCTTCAAACGTACGAAGAGCAGTTTCCTCACCGATGATATTATAAGTGCTTCTATCAATCTCTTTCAGAAACTCACCGTTTACCAAGCGATTTAAGTAGACAAAGTTATCATCTGCTTGAAGATCATCAGCAGTTACCAGAGTTAATTGAATTCTGTATCTGTCAGCGCCTGGTGCAGTTTCGTTCGGAAGAACGTTTTGGTTATCATATAGTGCACTATTATCAGAGGCTGTAACAATATCTTCAGTGACTTTAAAACCCACATCAACCGTAGGAGTGGCTGAGTACTTCGATACGAGGATCGTTTGTTGATTGCATTGTACAAAGTGCCCTAAGGCAAAAAAGCTACCGGTGGACACTGAGAGCGCCGTACCTGCGCCTACGGCAGGGTTCTCAATAGTGTTAGTCTGTTGTACCTGTACCGCATCGTTACTAGCATTTCTGATAGTGGCATTGGGAGTAAACCTGACAGGAGCAGATGTTGGAACTTGTGTTCCACTATCAATATAGGTTATATAAAATGTTGCAGGCTCAGAAGCACTGACATAAGATTCAATTCTAATAATTCTTGCTTTGATGCCAGTAGTATCTTCAGTTAAAATATCTCCTACAGAGAAGTCTCCGACATTTGACGGAGTACCTTTTAACTTTACAAACTCAATAGTATCAAGAGATAATCCACCTGGAATTACAAGTGATCCATCCTTAAAGATATGGCTGCCAAATCTCTTAAGTTCTTCTTGAATAATCGTTTGAAGCTGTGTAAGTTCACGAGCTTGCAGAGCTTTACCACTATTGAATAAGACGCGATGATAATTATCGGAGTCTTTAAAATCATCCTTATAAGTGGTTGCAAACGTATTACTAGTAAATTCGGCCATGTTTATACCTTAAAGTTGGAATATTACTTTGACATCTTCAGTTTGAGCAGCGTCTCTAGTTACCGGACTCTTGTTTTCAATATAGATGATCTCACCGCTAAATGGATTTGCTTCACCATCAGAATCCAATGCATTTAATGTACCAAAGACTCCAGCATTATCAGAGTCGGTTACTACCTCGCCGGAAGTAAACGGCTTGAATCCAGTACTAGCATTTTGATGGAAGAAAATAGTATTAGTAGAAGCATCAAACTTGTCAACAAATGCTGCCGCGTTAGAAATATTACCTCTAATCAAATCATCGGCACCAAACGTTCCTGTTACGCTATTAAGTCCAAACTTTCTAAGTACTAATCCAGTACCAGCAACAAAGTCAGAGTCGTTGTGTTTCTTAGGATTCTTAAGAATTCCAATCTGCCTAAAGTCTTGGCTGACTAAGAAGTCTCCTCCCTCTTCACCTGCAGGCTGAGAGTTCATCATTAAGAATCTGGCGTTAATGTCATCTCTAGGGTCAGCACCGATGCCATTCATGGAGACAACCGGTTCAATCGTAGCAGCGCCGTTATTGGAATCCGTAATGCTTACAGATGCATAATCATATCCAGCTCCAAGAGCAAGATTACCGTCTGTAGAATCCGCAATAATTGCTTTTACGATACTACCGCCAGATACAGTCAATGTTACTGCACCGCCAGATCCATTTCCAACTACTGTACCAGTAACACTAGACGGATAATCAGTACCACCACTAACAATTCTGTATCCTACGATAGATCCTTTTACAGCAGCATTCTGGACGTTAAGTTGTTCTGTTTCAATTAAGTTTCCAGCTGTGGTGATTTTTGTTACAGGAAGAAAATTTGCAGAAAGAAACTTATTGGTGTTTATGGCTGTCAGAGTAAACAGATACTTCCAAACATATCCATCAGAAGTTCTGGAAGGAATATTTCCTGTTCCAACAGTATCAGGATTGATAGTAGAGATTACTGGGTTACCAGAAGTGTCTTTACCTTGTTCCAGACAGATATAAACTCTTTGGGATTCCGTATAGACGTAATATGCTCCGAGAGAAGTCAAAGTTACAGCATCACTGAAAGCGTTGTAAATCGTACCAGAGGACCAGTTATATCTGGTTGCTACAAAGCTACCATCAGAAATTTTCTTAATTGACTGCATACTCGAGCGGAATTTTCTTTCCTCTTCCAGAGTATTAACAGTTGTAGGTACGGTTTCAGTAGTGTTCCACTGATCAGACTTACCAATCGCTAAGTAGTAATTGCCTCCTGAGTCATCTAGATTATCAATAATCCTATCAATGACGGTCTTTTTAAATGAGTTTGTAGCAATGGCTGTCATTTACTTAATCCATTAAGTTAAAAACGTGATTCTTGAGTCTGAGTCTCTGTCCAGATGCCACTCGGTACCGTCCCATACCAGGTCGAAAGACATCTTGTTATTTATAGTCAATCCAGTAGATCCGATAGGAAAAGCTAACCCACCGGTACCTGCTGTAATAGAGAGACTAACATCAGAATCAGACTTATTGATAATTCTTTTGATCTCACCATTGGAAGATCCATTGGCAAGAGTAAAGCTACTATTGATAGTAGGAGTACTTGCTAAGTTAAAGATATAAAGAGTACTGGAATCCATGGAGGTAGAACTATCAGTAATAGACTGAATACTACCTCCTGGCATGAAGGTATACAGCTCAGTGAAGTTGGCGTTAATCTTTACACCAGCATCTCTTAGGGTATCACCGGTACCGTCGTTAGCTGTCGTACCTGTAGAAATAATTTGTCGAACCATATTTCCTACTCTATATTGAATTCTTTGATTTTATTTATCATACTTATCATGTCGTATTAACTTTAAGGCGGATTATATTAAACCACAAAGACATCTCTATAACCGTCTTTTGTTAAACAATAAATTAGCTCCGCCGGGCAGCCAATATAGTAATTGCAGCCAGACCGCCATTCCCAGTGTCCGGGGTAGTTGAGGTACTTGCACCATCACCTCGGCCATCTATATAATTTGGCTGGTCTGTACCACCCGGCTCAGCAAAAGCCGCAGCGCCATGCGACGCACTGCCTTTACCCCTCTCACCATTTTCTTGAAATGTATCAGTAGCATCGCCATGTGTATATCCTTGGCCACCCAATGAATAGTTATTGGTTTGTCTTTTTCCGCCGATGTAACCGCCACCGCCACCGCCGGTCATGGTGCTGCCAACTCCCTGGACAATACCTCCCCAACCACCTTGTCCTCGGCCAGCGCCATTTCCGCCATATAAACTAGCATCATTGTCGCCGCCTCCAGGAGCACGCTTTGTAGTGTGGCCTGAAGAGCTATTATTGTACCAACTGCTACCTCCAGCGCCTCCAGCGGCAATCAATAATGAAGTTGCTTGAGATTTAGTAAGTGTATCAAATAGACCGGTCATTCCGCCACCGCCCCCAGCCCAGCCGAGAGTGCTTGCTGCAAAACTAGTATTCTGACCACCATTGCCAAATGCCGTGCCATGTGTACCATTTACATAAGCAGAACCGTTGTACCCGGCAGCACCGCCGCCTCCTCCATAGCCGCCTCCGCCATAACTGTTCGAATAGTATGACACGGTACCGCCATTACCAAGCATAAGTGTATATTGACCTGGTTGTAATAAAAAAGTTGCATGTCTATATTCACCAGCGCCGCCGCCTTGGTTTTCACCTGAGTTGAGGGAATTACCGTTGCCGCCAGCGCCGCCCCACAGTTGTACTTTTACTTGAACTGGTTTTTCAGTAACAGTTATAATATTATCTGCATTATTATGGCCTTGGCCTAGCACTGGCGAGAGCTGAGAAGTATAAGTTGGATTTGGCGATTCATAACCTTCCCGAGTATAAATTTGATTAGTGCTATAAACTACACCATCAATATCAATAGTGCCAAAATTGGCACCACCGCCGATAACAGCTGGCATAGCTAAAGCAAAAGTACCAGGAAAAGCCATTAGACCGAACCTACCAAACCTGCACTAAGAATAAGGACGTTGGCAGAATCAAATACCATACCAGAAATAACCGTATGCTTATTTGGTCCGCCCCATGTAATGGTAGCCGAGTCACTATAGTGTACAGTAATACCAGTACCACCAGCAAAAGTGATAGAACGATCTGAGTCGTCATCACCATTGAATGCCATGATGGTAAAGCCCATCCCATCAAGAGCCCCGCCGGATGTACCGTCGAGTGTCAATGTATTAGTTGCATCAACAGGAGATGAATCTCGATTCCATTTAGCCACATTGCCGGTTGAAAGATCATAGGTTACTGCATTGCTGTTTGCAAGAGAAACCAGGCCGGCTTTAGCAATACCAGAAGCAGTAAAATCATTCGAAACAGTCAAATCATTCGAAACAGTCAAATCATTGGCAATCGTAATGTCATTAGCAAGTTTAGCACCAGTTACAGCATCATCCGCGATTTTATTCGTCGTAACAGCCAGATTTTGAATAGCTGCGGTATCAACAGCGTTATCTGACAAGATATCAGAATCTACCGAGTTATCAACTAGAGCAGCTGCATCAACTGTGCCTGGCTCTAATCTAACTCTTGTTTTAATTAAATTTGTATTAAACCTTGCCATTTATATTTCCTCTATTGGCGCAATTTTTAATATTTATAAGCAACTTACTATTGTTCGTACCTAATTACTACAGCACCAGGAAATCCATTGCTAGTAGAACCGCTGCCAGTATTGCTACTAGGTCTATAACTAGGAGAGCCAGCCGGCGCGGTGCTGCTCCCCGCATTTGAAGCTAGCGTAGAAAAACCGTTAACATAATTTAGAGTAGTTTTTCCAAAACTAGATCCGCCACCGCCGCCATATCCAAACTCCGTGCCTACAAATTGAACAGCGCCACCGCCGCCGCCATAATAGCCACTTCCGCCACCGCCACCGCCGGCAACGGTTATGCCACTACCTGTCCCAGCGCCACCTCCGCCTCGACCCCCAGCTCCAGAATTGCCCGTTGAATTAGCGTTACCACCAGTACTGGTTCCCCCGGCGTTTTGAGTTCCACCGGTAGCACCTACATTTCCAGTAGACCCGTCTGCTAAAGCTGAACCGCCGGTATTTCCACCACCTACTCCTCCTTCTGGATCAACGTTAGAAGAAAAGTCATGGCCTCCCCCGCCACCGCCAGCTCCAGCCGCTAAAAGAATGTTACTCTGCGAAAGGCTGGTTTCAAAAAAGAAAGTGCCACCACCTCCTCCGCCGCCAGCAAGCTGTTGATCAGGTGAAGAAAAATTTCGTCCCGAGCCTCCAGCCGCAAAAGAAGAACCGTTGCCTCCATCAGATCCAGCTCCGCCAGCGCCTCCACCGCCCCAGCCGCCGTCTCCTGATATGGAATTATCAACATTATTATCAGGCTGATGAGCCTCAACGCCGCCATTGCCTACTCGAAGATAATACGTCTTAGTATCATCTAAAGTTATATCAGCATGGACCCACCCGGCGCCGCCTCCATGAGCATCGCCACCTCCTCCACCGCCTCCCCACATGTAAACTGAAATAGTAGGATTGCCTTGGGAAGTAATAGTGAGATTTGTACCAACGTTTCTTTGATTTCGTATAAACGGTTGGCCGTTAGCAATATCGGTATTATTTAAAGTTGACCTATATCCGCCAGCTCTAAATATAGTACCACTTGACATTGTTACTTCGAAATTATTATAAGTGACTGCACTGGTACCAAAATCTCCAGTGTTACTATATGAAGTTCCATTAATAATAATTTTATTTTCATTTACGTCTGAAATTGTTATAGTAATAGTTCTGTCTGCAAATCCATATGTATTGGTAGCTCGTACGTCAACAACATAGGTATTATTAGATCCAGTATCAGTTGGATTTTCAAAATCAGGAGCAGTTATAAATTCTAAAACACCATTACTGATTTGAAATTTACTTTGATCATCGCCACCAACAATAGAAAATGATGGGTTATTAGTAGCGGATAGCGTAGCTACAGTAGTAGTGTTTTCTTGAATAGTAATTGATTCGTTTGTAGCCCAAACAGGAGTAAAGTCCTGTGAATTCATTACTACTCCTGGATTAAAAATTGGCATGATAAACTCCTATCTTATGTAAATGCCTGAATGCCACCTACAATAATTTTCGCACTATCATTTTCTACAGGGTCAATCACAAATCCATTCCATACGACAAATCTGTTTGCTGTACCTACCGGCTCAACTTCAATACCGCCCGGCCAATAATCCCTTAACACATAATTACCATCACTCGCTAAAGTAACATCTGTTACTACACCATCTTCTCTTAATACAATGGTAAACGGTGTCATATTTCTAACTTTATCAGCCTTAGCCAAGGTTAATGTAGAACCATCTGCAAGATTCCAAATGTGATTATTAGACTTGGATATATCAAAAGTTGTACCTGTAGTAACATTACCTGCAGCAACACCACTGTCCATAGAGATGTTATTATTAAACGTACTAGTACCACTTACTGTTAGATCTGTCCCAACCGATAAAGTTGTTCCTGCACTAACTGATGTTCCTGCTGTAAGACTAGTATCAGATACAAGTGCATTAGCTTGAATAAGCCCACCGGAAGTGATATCACGAGTTACTCCAATACTATCTAATGACACAGTTGTCATAGTTGTTGTTAAAGTTACATCTAAAGTGCCACTAATATCTGCATTGGTGCCTACATTTAAATCACCTCCAATATTAAGATTTTCAGCAATTCCTGTTCCGCCATCTACTATCAATGCACCAGTTGCAGTATTTGTTGAAGTAGTTGTATCATTAATGTTAACAACTCCAGTAAAATCGCCGTTGCCGCTTACTGAAGAGTTTCCTGCTATATTTAAATTTCCGCTGCCTGTAATATTTCCACTAAAGTTTCCACCAACAGTAGTAATACCTGTAGACTTGAATGTCGCTGCAGTTACGCCACCGGTAGCAATTTTTAATGCGTCATCCGAATCTGTAAATAATCCCGTATTTTCGTCAGTTTCAACTTTTGGATCAGGAGCTGTAGCAGAAGTTCCTTTAATCAAAGTTTCTAATTCACTAGCAAATACTTGTGCTTCGGAAATGTTCAAATCGATCGTATTAGAATCTAAAGCATAATACAATAATTGATATGTGTTTATATTCTGCGTTGTAACTGGAAAGGTTCCAGCAGAATCTGGGATATAGTAATATCTATTTGGAGACAAGTTATTAAAATTTTGGCCATCAGACTCTAGTTCAAAAACTCCGGTTTGAGCCAAATCAAATGTAAGCGGTTTAGTAGATACAATAATGTGTGATGCTACATTATCTGAATCTTCGAATGCACCTGTCCAGAGGCCGAGTGTACTATTATAAAATACAGCTTTACCTACACTTAATGATGCATTTAAAAAAGTGCCGGCTCTTCCTGGAGAGTCTAAAAGCGATTTATCGACCGAAAATCTAGAAGACTTGTTTGCATTAATATTAACAAGATTTAAATTTGAATCTAAATTTTCAAAATTCGTGTTAATTTTAAGTGCAGCGGCCCTTAGCGTATCACCTGTATTATCATTTGGCAAAGTGCCACGATTCAATATATTATCTGAGTCTAAGTAAATTAAAGGCATGTTCTAGAAACCTTTTGTGAGCAGTTTACATTTATTTATAATGTCTTACGGTGTATCAGCACCGGAATCTGGATAATAATCAAATTCAGACTCATCCATTGTTTCAATAATATTGGAGAAGTCAATAGTCTTAAAGACGTCAAGTCTATCAAGTGTAAAGATAGTACCAGCAGAGTCATCATCCAGTGTATGTGTACCATCAGAGTTACTGAGGTTAAACTTAATACTAGTTACATCATCAGTAGAGCTGAATAGACGAGAATTTGTTTCCAACGGACCAACTAAAGTACTGTATTGATTATATGGAGAGTCGTCTAGAATGGATTCACTAGTATTGTAGTAGCTGTATTCTCCAGGTGCATACATACGTGTACTGATTGCAGAATCAACAATTGTAACATTAGCTTTAGACGAAACTGTTCCAATTTCAACTGCCAAAATATTGGCCAGAATAATAGGAGCAGAGTCATCAATGGAAAGTGGCATTGAGGCGGCCAGAGATGTATTAGTAGTCAGGCCTTCAATTACCAATTCAGAAAAGAGTTCCCACCCTGCAGGGTGAATATATGTTTTATAAAGATTTTTCCAAGTTGCAATTGGAATAGCAGATGTGACGAGAACAGAATAAATCTGATAGTAATAGGAATCTTGTAAAAACTTAACAGACTCAGCACCAATCTGAGACTCACCTACAATAAAAGTCTGGTCTTTAGGATAAGACAGCTGTACGTTTTCGCCATATAAAAACTTAAGAAAGCCTTCAGCTGAAACTTGAGTTCCTCGAGTTTTATAGAAAAATGGTAGGAGCTTAATAAAAAATCTAGATGTGGATTCTGGAAAAGCATCGGGTCCAATACCAGATGACAATTCATCAAAGATAAACTCCAAGAATCTTTCTGGAGTAAGTTCTCTGTCTTTTAAATATGCAATGTCTTCCAACTCACCGATAGGATTTCTACCGTCAGAATCTGTATAGTCTTGAAGCCAGTCGTAGTATTTTTTAAGAAGTGTTACAAACGTAGGGTATTGCTCTTGGAAATGACTAGGTAATACCGTATCGACATCCGGCTGATTAAAAATCAGATCATTTCGGTTAAGATCAACTAAAGTATGAGGCATTAGTTAGTTGTACCTACGACAGAATTAGCAAGGTTGACATCAGGAGTTGCAGTGACTAAGTTTGATCCAATAGTCACGACGTTATTTCTTAATGGTTTTACAACGGATCCATTCTTAGGTACCGCTTTAAGAAGAAGATACGTATTACCACTGGCAATACTCGTTGGTTTAAATCCTACCAGATTTACTTTACCTGTGGAAGGAATATATTCACCTACATTATCCTGTGCAATATTTCCAGCTTGTGTTAGAATTCTCAGTTTAGTAGAATCTAGTTTATTAGAAATATTACACAAAGTTCCGTTAAATGTAAAGAAGTCACTAGTAATAACCGCATTTGTGCCATTGGGTTCAGCGAGTTCATTAGTATAAGAAATTTCATAGTCGGCTGACACAATCTGACTTGTATTAGTATTCACAATAGGAGTAAATCTAGACTCTAATTGAATAGTTACATCAGAAGATAAGATAGCAGGATCAGCATCATCAATAACTGTGGTTAATTTAGATTTTCTAAACACGTCATTGAATTTACCCAGATTATTAGTAAAGAACTCTGAAATTCTACTTTTAACTACATTTTCCAAGCTTTGAGGAGTTCTGTTTGTCAAAGATTCATCGTATCTAATATCAGTGGTAACATTAACATATGTAAATGTTGGATCTACAAACTCCATTCCGACAGAGATAACCGATAGATTATCAGTAATGTCATCTCGAATAGTATTTTGAATCAAAGTCTTCTGTGTAGTTTCAACATCATCTTCAAAGATCAATGATACCATTACTTTACCGTATTTGGCAGGAACGTTATCCTCACCGCCCCAGGCGTTTACTGATTTAATACCAGGAACTCTGGACTGAATGATTGTTCTGTAATCACTTGATGTTACCAGTCTAGAACCAGTCAGCAGATTCAAAGGTGCATTATTTCTGATAGACTCGATTGATTCTTTCTCAGCACCAAAAGCAGCTCTAGATACGGTTGTAACAATCAATGGATAAGACTGTGCGTTTACTTCAATCTGGTTTGTAGGAGTAAATACGTTGGCTGTGTTTGCAGCCACACCACTGGCCGCCAGGTATTGTGCTCTGATGATATTTCCTGGTACAGGTGCTGTACCCGTAGACTGACCATCACTAAAACTAATCTCATAAAAACCATTGTATGTTTCTACAGGTAAGAATAGTTTTGTATCATCATTATACTCTTTAATGTCGCTGCTTCTCTCGTAGATCTCAAACTCGGTGGAACTGATAGAGTCAAAAACTGTAACAACGAGTGTCGACAAGTCCAGGTTTTTATCTGGAATTACATAGACTTGTCTTTCTTGAGCATCGGCGCATCTGAAGTTTCTGGTCTTGAGTACACCTTCAGAGATGCTAATATCTTTATCACCTGACTTTACCTCAAAGGTATAGATTCCTGTACCTGTTCTATCATAACCGATGTACTCATCTAACGTATAGAAGGTATAGGACACGCCATCAACTACAGATGTAAATGAGGAAAACTGTGGAAGTGTAATTGTTGAAGGCTTGGGAGAAACACTAGCCAGATTTACCGAAAGATTAACCGTTGCCTTTGCACCTGTCTTAGAACGTGGAATATAGCCCAAGTTCAACGCGTGATTAATCATACTGGATCTTGTCTGAGCTGTCGACAAGAAAGACTCATTCAAACCAAAGTTTGCCAACAAAGCATTTTTATGTGAGTTATAGGCAAGCAGATCCATTAATACGGAAAGTCCGGATCCGTCAAAGTCAAAGTCAGCAAACTCAGTTTGACCAGCCAGATAATTCTTCATACTAGTTTTTAGATTATTAAAATCCAGTGTGCTAGTATGGATAGTTTGCTTTGTTGTAGATGGCATCGTTATTTAATCCTCGTAAGAGAGGTCGTGAGTACAACAACCTCTTCTGTAGAAATTATTCTAAATTGTACCGTTATCTTTAAATCATTTGCATCTATATTATTATTAACCTGAACGTCTAATACTTCGGCTCTGGGCTCATAGTTTTGAATCGCAAGCTTAACATCTTTTTGAATCTCCTTTGTATATGAAGGATCATTCAATTCAAAAAGATATGAGTTTAGATTGGCACCAAAGAAAAAGTCGAACGGTTTCTCACCATAGTTAGTTAACAGAATAGTACGAATGGACTGTTTGACGGCCGCAGCATCAGTTTTCTTGAAAATATCTCCTGACGGTTTAGTATCTAACGTTAGATCTATATCAGAATAATTTTCAGGTTTGCTAGCAACAATAGTGGAAGTACTATTGATGTTCTTATCTTCGATTGCAAAACTACGTCTGACTGCCATTGTACTTTTTTACCTTATTTAAAATTTATTTATACGCTACATTCAGCTATAGCGTTATCAATCAGTAGTTTAAAGTTAAATTCGGTTGAAACTTTACGAGCAAATGATCCAGTAAAGTTCTCAGCAATCTCAGGCATGGTTACTACGATTTGAGCCGTAAAGTCTACACTCGGATCCACTGTATCATAGCTCATAATAAGCTTATTAAACAAGTGATTGTCTTTCCAGTAAGCGGCTAACTCAAATGTTTTCTCAGGAGCATTATTACCTGCCTGATCAATAACCTCAAAGACGCAGGCTCTGCCTTTTGAAGCCAGCTCTTTGATTCCACCGGATGTTAAGGTCTCGGTTGTTTCTGGCAGATACAAACCTTCGGTCACTGAGATGGAATAGTCAGTACCGAATCGATCTCTTAGATTCATAAAGCCGGTCATCATCAGACCAAACATATAGTAATGACGGGCCAATCTTTTTCTGTCATCTAGATTGGGAAAATCATTTAACGTAGCTTGAGCAAGAGATTGCGTAGCTACAAACCTACCAAGAGGAATCCCTCTCCCGAGTTTCGTACCTGAACCAATATCAGTCTTATTCATCGGGTTGAACTGTTTCTCAGGTAAAACCCTGGAGATTTGTAAGCTCTCTTTGTATTTGCTCTTAGGCGCAGAACCCTGGCCAAACTGTCTTGTGCCAAATTTAGCTTTGGGTTCAGAGTTGATGATTCTCTTGATATCACCCGGCTGTGTGGTTTTAAAGTTAGAATTAAGAACTCCCAATGAAATACAGAACGAGACGAACAAATCATCTTGCCTGTTATTGGGCTCTCTTAATTTAGAACGAGCCTCTCTGGCTGTAATACTGTCTCTACGAATAATCATTATGGCACCAGATCATATGCGCTAGCAGTTGAAGTTGTCGATTTGTTTTCACCGAGTATTTCCAGTTCTCTCAGATCGATATTTTGTAAAATCTTATTATCTGGATCAACGTCTACATTCAGAATGCCTTTGTCGGATCTTTCTAGAGTATCCTTGACCATTGCAGACGTGGCAGAAGTCAGGGACTGTGGCGTTCCTACAGTACCTGTGGGAGACGTTCCTCCAGTTCCTCCAGCTCCAGGATACGAGGCAGCTGACACAGCTTGTTGTGCGTTAACTGCTGTTTCTGATTTTACTGCTTCTGCTGAAATTCCAGTAAAGAAGTCACCGTCAAAAGCTCTGCCTTTGTAAGTGTCACCAGTATACATCATATTGACACCACCAATCTGTCCCTCAGGTGCAATAATAGCCAAGTCCTCTGCGGTTGCATTCAGTTCAGGAGCTGCGATATCGATTCTGGTTTTAGATGATAGGTGTGTGGACTCTGACGTAGCGTATTCTGCTTTACCATCTGTTAATACCGCCAAATCTCCCTTAGTAATAATATTGGCGCTTTCCAGTGAGATTCTACTGGAGTTTTTAGTAATAGACTCAGATAAGTTTCCAACGATGGTACTGATCTTATCAGCCTCAACGGTCTCATGTTTACCTTGGCCAATTGTTTCAATGTACTTACCATCTACTTCCAGAATAAAGTTTTTGTCAACTCTCAGTTTGTAATCACCGGTAACGTGCATTTTCAAGTCACCTTCATATGTGATATCACCATTACCTCTGACATAGACAGTAAAGTCATCACCAACAACCTGAACCATCTTATCATGCGCATTCAAGACGACTAATCCATCTGCATGGAATTCCATACCGGATCCTACTGTATGGACGACAGATACTCGTTCCTCGCCTGGAGTATCATCCAGTTCGATTCTATGGCCGCTGGAGGTCTCTGTAACTTTATTGTATGGATACTGTGGGTTTGCTTCGGTTGGGAACAATGAACCGCCTTTAACGGATCCACCACCCATTTTCAACTTTGGTTCCCATTCACCTCTAGCTGCTTTGTTTGTGGTTGCCTGATTGAAGTATTCTTTTCTAGGGTAGTTCTTGAAAGGATCTTTGAATCCTGTTGTATCAGGAGTTACTAACTGATCGTTTCTTTGTGACGTGGTACCTTCAGTTCTATTATCCGTGGTGGAGTTTACATCGTCCTCACCCTCTTCTGCCAACTCAGCTCTTCTAACAGCCTCAGCCAAATCAGCACGATCTCCATCATTGACCAAAGCCAAGATATCATCGGAAACTTCAGACTCTTTGGTAATCATAATTCTAATCAGTTGTTCTTGATCGGAAGATGATAAATCACTGATTCTATCGCTTAAGGTAAACCCGGCTGCTTTTACATAGCCTGGGTAACTGGCATTAGTACCGTATGGATCGTTATCGGCTCCAGGAGGTGCATACTTGCTGAGCATTTCTGAAATGGTATAGTTACCATATTCTTTTAGAACTAATTGCTTTTGAGCATTAAAACCAGCCTGCATCGATGGAAAGATATAGTTGCCATCATAGTCAACACCCAAAGCACCTTGTTCAATCGCAGCCTTAGCAGTTCCCGTCAGGTTGCCAGGGTTATTGTTACGGAATGCTCTGTCACCGGTAAACGTCTTGGTTGTACCGTCAGAAAGAACTACTGTTGTACTTCTGTTTTTACCACTGGATGAAACGATACTGGTATATGCAAGATTTCCTGCCATGTTATTGTCTCTCTAAAATCTCATCAATTGATAAGGCACCTGAGGATCTGGTTTCCTCAACGGTTTGAATGTTTTCTTTACCGAAGCTTTTTCTAACATATCTAACCACGTCGAAGTTAGGGTCGGATCTTCTATCAGGATCTATATCATTGTGACCAAAGGCTTGTCCACCAGGATGTACCGTATAGAAAGCTCTCATGAAAGCCTTAAAAGTATTCCATTGCTCAGGTCTAAACGTAGTCGAACTCCTTTGTGTGCCTCTTCTGGCAGATGAACCCACCAGACCACCGACAAAGGCAATACCGATTGAAAACGGATTATGTCCTTTCAAGACATGTGCACCTTGTACGGATATTGGTCGGGCAACCTGTAAATCGCCGTTTCTTAAAATCAATAGATGATATCCAACATCCTTAAAGCCTCTGTCGGTTACATGCCATTTATAAATGTCATCGTAATCAACTGGTTGGTTTTCATAGGTATCTGTATGATGCACCACGACCTCAGTGATCTCTCTAGTACAAGATCTGATATAAGCTTCCATTTCTTCATATGTTTTGAGAATAGTTTTACTAGGTACATTTTTCATGTCGATAGTTTCTACCGTGGAAAGTCCAAACAGATCCGACTTGGAGTCTAGAACAATATTATCTTCTAACTTTTCAGTATCTGTCAGATCTCCAAGAATCGTTCCGGTGTTAACTTTCTTTGAAGCTATGTTAGCCTCTAGTCTTTTCTCTGCTTCATCAATACTAGAAGTAGCATCATTTAACAATCCTTTTAGTGTAGATCTGTCGGAAGTGCCGTCAAAAACTTTTTCTGAAAAATCAGTGATATTATCCCTGAACACTTTATTGGTAAAATTCTTATCTGGATCTTGGTTAACAGCTCTAGTTACTGCAGCCTTGGCGCCATCGGTTGTCACTGCTGTAACGATTCTATTCAGGTTAGCTGAAGATCTAGGAGTTTTATAGAAAGTATTTGCATCTGAGTTGAGTGGGGATTTTACAAAACTACCAAAGTTAGTAACATTAGATCCTACTGTACCAATACTAAATCTTCTAACAAGGTCTCCTTGACTATTATATCGTTCGTCTGCCACAAACTCAACGTCAATACCTTCTTTGTTTTTTCCTCGAATAGCATCAAGCGATGAGTTTCTAAGTCTATCAAACTGAGATTTAGCAAACCCTACAGCAGAGTTTACTTTATTAACAAAGCTACTAATACCTCGTGCAACCGATATTGCCGTTGTTGCTAACTGTAAAGCAGTAAGAATCATTGACCAAACCTCTCTAAAGCATCATATGAATAAGACTTTTTAATCTTGGCAAGATCTTGTGAATCCGATTTGCGCAGATACTCTTTGGTAAAAATATCAATGGCCTCCTCAATAGACTTTGCCTTGGCCAGCTTTCCAGAGTTTAATTCAGGCTTGGTCTTCAGTTCGTGAAGAACATATAGAATCTGTGTGTTGATCTTATAAGGATCTAATTTGTTTGCAGAACAATACTCAAAAAACTGCTGTAGTCTCTCACCTGACCAACCAACGATTCCAAACTTTTGTGTTTGTGCCATTACGAAAGTCCCTCCACGTCAGATTCTAAAAATGTTTGTAAATCCGGATTTAAGTTTAGATTAGACTCAATTGCCAGTGAACCAACTACGGCAGCTGCTACGGTATCATTGAATCCATTGTCAACAAATCCGTTGAAAGTCTTCTCGGCGTTACTTGCACCTCTAAGCTCTTGACCAAACTCCACGTCGCCGTGTACGGCGCCAGGTAAAGTCTGTAAAGGATTAATGTTTTCCTGAGGAAGTTCCATCTTGGGAAGCGTTCCCATGATTAAAGGATTCTGAGAAGTCTCACCATCCATAAATACACCAAAAACCCAAGCTCCCTGCTCGATGCCGGTTGGAGATCTGCCAACACCAGATATACCTCCCTCGGTGGCTGATACCATAATGGTTGCCCATGGAAGATCATCTGTTGGAATATCTGTTAAGAAAGGTGAATGAATACCAAAGGCTCTGACCCTAACTCTCCCAAGTTTAAGAGGGTCATTCATATTATCTTCGACGATTCCAATGAACCATCTAATGTTATCTCCGTAAAAGACGCTCATTAGATTACATTGATCCTTTCATTACTTAAACTTTTCTTATTATCATATTTAGTAACATTCATAGTGACATGATATTGGTCGGATTTAAATGTGTGTCTTATACCAAATACTAGATATTGGCCGGTCAATTTCTTGTCAGCAAGAGTATTCAAATTGACCCCAGCTTCATTCATTGGTGTGATATTCTTAGGAACATAAACATTAATCTTCTTACCTAGCACTCTACCAGCGGTCATAAAGTAAAATCCAGGAATTGTCATATCAAACTGAGATTTGGTAAGTAGCGCTTTTAAGGAACGAGATTCTGCTTTTTTCATATGATTGTCAATTACTATTTCTTCATTTAAACTATTAATGTTATTGAATATGTTTGTAGTGGTAATCTGTGAGTTTAAAGAAGAAACACCTTCATGATACTGTTTGGAATTGGCTGTGAAATTATCATCATAGTTTAGTGTTCCGTTTGGTGTAGGCATTTTAGGAACACTTTCAGTAAATCTATATCTGAGCTCAGTGGGAATATCTTTATTAGTATCCAACCACAGATATTGTGATCCAAATACATCATTCCTCATGAGATTAATAATATCTTCATTGTTTGACATTGACATTGTGACGATTTGTTTTGCTGCATCAAACATATCACCTCTGGTATCGGCACTGACATTTAGGTATTTAAACTCTACATTTGAAAGAGCCATAGTACTTAACATTGTTTCCAAAGATTCCAGTCTTAAGGAATCTTCATATAGTGTTGAATACAGATAAAATGGAGATCCATTTGAAGTCGACATTCTTCTTGTTAAAGTTCGTGCAGCTTCCAATGGACTCTGTGTATATGGCATCAAATAACGAATAGCATCTTGTGAAGAGGTCTCAGTAATTAACTCTTTTGATAACTGATCCGTAATAATATTAGAAACAATACTCTCTAGTTTACCTTCATACGACTTACTAATCCTGGTCATTTCTGAAGTAACGGCGTGCTCTTCAGTGAAATTCAGCATAATGACTGCTGAAGCATCATTACCTTTGGAGTATCTGTCAACGCCGGTGATAATAAAGCTTTTCTTGAGAAATTCGGTTTTATCAACATTATATAATGTAAATGAAATGATTTCCTGCCCCAAGAAATTAATATGATTGAATATATTACTTGAGTCGGCAATAAGAATACTGCCGGTGATAAAAGGCGAGGCTAGATTTTCATAGAAAACCGTTTCAATCATTCGATTGCCAACGTTAATCTCTCGGAACCGGCCTGAATTACAACTAATAATTACTTTTTGAACTCCACCGTGATCGTATGGAGATGTAAAGTCTACCATATTACGAGCTCGCAGTTGTGGATGTATACGATCCTAAACCTTGCTGACCACTACTAACAGCGACCACTGGTTCTTCAGCTTCAGTATCTAAGATAATAGAGTTGAACGCATCGATAACGTCTTCAATAACACTTGGCTTGATGACTTTTAACTGAAGCTTTCTATCATTCTCTTCTTTGACTCTTTCCAAGAATGTAACTGGAGTCAGAATAGAAGGAGCCACAGTGTTAAAGTTTTCTGTGATATAATCATCGAACTCAGTTGTATAAAAGTCTTGAGCGGCTTTTTCAGTCGTGAATGTGTCTGTAGCATCAAAAGTACTGACGCCGTCTGTGATGGATCCTGCTGACTCATACGCGGTTATATTGTGATAAAGCTGATATTCTGCAGCGCTGGTATTATAGTAGTACAAACCAATAATAGTATTTGCAATTCTATCGCCATCAGTATCAATAAGTCTATACAGCTTTACCTCACGAACTTCTTCATTCAATCCCTTTGCTGCATTGGCCAAAGATTGGGTGTCATAGATATCATCTAGATTATACGCTGTTGTAGATGTATTGTACAACAAAAACTTTGTCTGAGTACTAACTACATCTGCAAACAACGAGTTGACATTGAAATACTCACCAGCTGCGTTCTCAAAGTGGTGTGTGGCATTATATTCTTTTGTTGTACTAGTTTTGATAATTTGATTATTATCAGCATCAAGCAGTACTTCGCCTGCAATAAAATCCGCAGCACTAGTTTTATCGTAAATTAGCTGGTTAAGATCTAATCTTTTTTCTTGTACTAAACCGGTAGCACCTGAGGTCAATCCTCTAAAGGTTGTGCCTTTTTTAAAGACATTACTCAGATTACTACTTGTGACAATAACGTCATGCGAGTAATCGTATTTTGCTTTTTCTTCGACTTCTCTACTACTTAACGGCCAGCCATGAAGTCTAATGTCGTCATTTAGAAGATAGAATGTCCAGTAATAATCTGTAGTTCCATATAAGTCATGCGAAACCTGATCCGGTCTATCTCCGTCTTGAATATTATAATAGGTATAAGAAGCAATATCGTCTTTTACTTGATCTAAGATATCAATATAGACGTTTAAATTTGTAAACTGTACAGGTCTTACCTTGTTCCCAAAGTAATAATCGATCTGAGGAAAGTTCTTAAAATAAGACATTAGAATCCCTTCTCAATATCATCTCTAACAAGGTTGTGTTCTTCCTGATACGACATTGAAATAGAAGTCTGAGTAAACTTTCCATCGTGATGGAATGATGTGGTTTCTCCATTATATGTCGTATTGAATGATGTCAGATAGCACGGTAAGATTTTGGGAGCAACCTCTGTATTTCCATAAAATAATTCAATTTCGAAAATTGTAGGAAATTTAAATGCACTAATAATATCTCCACCTAAAGTAGCCGGATACATGTGGTATCTAAAAAACTTTACGATCTTTTCAATTTCAGAAGCTTCGGCCGATGACGTCGGAAGCATATTAAAATTAAAGTTAAAACCTCTAAGATTTACATTTCTGAACATTGAGTAAGTATGAGTCCTCGGAACTTGAGCGGTGCCGATCATTGCACCAAATTTAGTTCCAGTTACAGTTCCTAATGCTTTAGCGAATGTTCCAGCAGCCAATTCACCGGCATCCGCACGACCAGCTCCAAACTCTTCAGAAACAGATCCGCTGACGGCCCGTAAAAGTGTTTGTATTTTTTGACCTATACCACCGTTAACTTGTGTAAACGCTTGTGCGCCTCCTTTAACTGCAAAATTGGCAGCATTTAGTTCGGCATTTTCATACTGCATCTCATCAGCAAAATTAAGTCCAGGAGGTAAAGCCAATTCTACTGTTGCGAGTCTACGTACTTTTGGAGTAATTTTTTTAATTTCTTGTGAAATATCTTCAATATCACCAAAAACATCTGGCCCCGTCGAGGCCGGTGAAGGCGGAGTATCAATTGTTCTTTCAAGTGCAGTAAATGTTATTTTTCCTGGATATTTTTCAGACGCCAATCCATTATTATCTTCATATGGATAGCGGTATATATTGCGCTTATTTCTGGAAGATGACCTTATTGTAGCTTGAGGCATGTACTGTTCCTGAATAAATACATATTGGTTTAAATTATTTATATGGCTTTCATGAAAACTTACAAAGGTAGATACAAGATAAAAAAACCAGAGAAGTATTCAGGAGATCATACTCAGGTTATTTATCGATCATATTGGGAAAAGTTTGCATTTATGTGGTGCGAGAATCAGAGTCAAATCAAATCATGGTGCTCTGAAGAAACTGTTATCCCGTACATCAGTGCGGTTGACAACAAAGCACATAGATACTTTGTGGACTTGAAGATCAAGACTTCGGATAATAGAACTATCCTGGTTGAGATCAAACCAAAGAAACAAACCAAGCCTCCGGCTGGTAAAAGAAAAACAAAACGGTATATTACCGAGTCATTAGAGTATGTTCGTAATCAATGCAAGTGGAAAGCAGCCCAAGAATACTGTCTGGACCGAGGCTGGGAGTTTCAAATCTGGACAGAGGATACATTAAGACAAATGGGAATGAAGGTATAAATGGCAAGCTTATTCGATAAGTTAGAACTGGAAGCGTTTCGTGCCGGTATTACACCACGATCACGCCAATCCATGGCATGGTTTCGTAGAAAAGCATCCCAATTAAAACCAAGTCGATCAGGACTTCTCAAAGATCCGTCACTGACTTTGGCTAATAGACCTGCTATTGGCGGCATGTTTATGTATTTCTATGATCCAAAGACTAAAGACACATTGCCTTATTACGACAGGTTTCCATTAACTATTATGGTAGGACCTGCTCCAAAAGGATTCTATGGTTTAAACCTGCACTATTTGCCATTAGATATTAGAGCAAGATTCTTAGATTCGCTGCTTGACACTATAAATAATAAACGATATGATGAGACTACAAGATTTAGAGTATCATACGACATGTTGAACAGAGCATCTAAGCTTAGAGCGTTTAAACCTTGTTTCAAGAGATATTTGACTTCTAATATTAGATCCAGACTTGCCCGTGTTGATGCTCCTGAGTGGGAGATTGCAACATTCTTACCGACTGCTGACTTTGAGAAAGCTTCGAGCAGAACAGTGTACAGAGATTCTAGAAGAAAGATGGTAGCTTAATGGCGAGTATTGAAACATTAAAATCAAACATTGCTAGAGGTTTTGCCAAAGCAAACCGGTTTGAAGTACAACTGCCACCTTTAAACAGCATTCCTAAAATTACAACTAGTAGTATCATTGACTTTATTACAGGTGAACAAAACATTTCGTTCGATCTGGGTGGAGTAATCGACACCGTTGCAGATGTAGTTCCTGAGTTTTTGATTGATGCTGCACTACAAAGAGTTGGCATTGAGAGAACTGCAGTTCCTCCTCAAGACCTTGGTACTATACCAGGCCTTTCGTTTGGACCTAGGATTGATCTGGATGAGTCTAGAAGAACTTCTTTGTTCTGTACGTCCGTCAACATGCCCGGTAGACAGATGACAACAACAGACAGAAGTATCGGCATGGTTACACAGGCGATGCCATACGGATTTGTCAATGATGAAGTACAAATGGTCTTTAGACTTGATCAAGACTATACTGCATACAGATATTTTTGGGAATGGCAAACCAGAATTCTAAATCCCAATAACTTTGAGATGGGATATAAAAAAGAATACGCCAGAGACGTGACAATCTCCCAGCTCAGTCAAGAAGATGATAGCACAGTCTATAAGGTAAAACTGAGGGATGCTTTCCCCAGAACCGTTAATGCCATTCAGCTGGCAGACGCAAATAGTAACGTTATCACTGAATTGACCGTAGATATAGCATACACCTATTGGGAACCGGAAAACGTCAATCAGATTATTGGCGGCAAAAACACACCACAGATTCTTAGAACCTTGGGTGAAAGAGTAGTTGAAGCATTTAATTAATATTATTTTGGAGTAAATTATGTTACCAAAACTTAATGATACCATGCAATATACCATGGTAATTCCTTCACAGATGAAAGAAGTCAAATTCAGACCGTATCTTGTGAAGGAAGAAAAGACAATGATGTTGGCACTTGAGTCAAATGACGCCAGACTTGTCTTAGATACTATTGCATCTACGGTGGAAAGTTGTCTGATTGACTATGAAGGTAGTGTCAGAAAGCTGACGACCTTTGATATTGAATATATGTTCTTACAGATTCGTTCTAAGTCTGTCGGTGAATCTGTTGAGTTAAACGTTTCATGTCAGGAATGTCAACATACTCAGCAGCACACCCTGGAGTTTGATAAGATCAAACCTCCTGTTGTAAACAAAAAGCTAAAGACCCTAATCGAGATCACTGATACGATTAAGATTCAGATGAAATATCCGTCATATGTGGATCTGATGAACAGTACCTCAGGTGAAGTCTCAGGATCTGAGAATGAAAAAGCGCTTTCGACTATATTCAGTGCAATCATCTCCTGTATCGACTATATCATGGTAAACGATGAGGAAAAGATCTCGGCTGAAGATTACACATATGATCAACTGGTGGAATTCATTGAACAGTTTACGTCCGCTCAGTTCAACAAACTAAAAGAGTTTATTGTTTCAGTTCCAAACCTAGAACATGCAGTTAAATGGAAATGCGGAAGCTGCGGTCATAATAATGAAGTCGTAATGAGAGGAACTACTGATTTTTTTCAATAAGTCTCTCCCATAATGATATGATTAATTATTTTAAAACCAATTTCCACCTGATGCAACATCATAAATACTCTTTAGGCGAAATTGAAAATATGGTACCTTGGGAAAGAGACATCTATATCATGTTGTTAAACGACCATCTAGAACAAGAATTAGATAGACAAAAGCAACAACAACAAAGAAGATAGCGAATGACCACCTTAGAAGACGTCATTGTCCAGTTACAAACCAACTCAGATAATACAGTTGCAGCTACTGAAGCTTCGACTGAAAGTATCGTTGGTTCTTTTCAATCTAACTTTACCACGCTTATCGACACGATCAGGGGTGATAGTTTAGATAAACTGGAAGCTACACGAGAAGCCAATAGAGCTGCACGCCAAGGTGCACCTGGAGCAGGTGGACTGTTGGCCGGTGCTGGTGCTGGGGCAGGCGGACTTCTGGGTGGACTCGGAGGTCTTTTAGGAGGTTTGGGCGGTATTGGTGCAGGCGCTGGCGGTTTAGGTGCCGGTTTAGGTGTACTACTCGGTGGTGCTGGAATCGGTGGTGGAGCTTTACTTGCTGGAGGTGGTATTGGTTTAGCCGGTTTAGCAGCTCTTTTATTGTCTATTAATAATTTAGATGGTAAAAAAGTTCGTGCCAATGTCAATGAGATCCTTGCTATTAAGGATGACGTTGATGGTGTAGGAGATGTTGCAGCTGTAGGAATTACACTTGGTGCTTTAGGTGCAGGATTAATTGCATTCTCCGCAGGTTCTGCACTAGCTTCTGTTTCTTCTGGAATGGCCGAAGGTGTAGAACTATTCACTAAAAGCAATTGGGCTGAAACAGTAAAACAAAATGTATTGACTCTACTTTCTATTGGCGATGAGTTTCGTTTAGGTGAATTACAAGTGTTAGCTGAAAGCGGTCCGCTCGCTTTAGCTCTAGGAGGCCTTGGAATAGGCCTCGCCGCGTTTGCTGTAGGTGAAGGACTAGCAGCTAGTTCCCAAGCTATTTCACATTCAGTTGAAATGTTTACTGGACAAAATTGGGCAGAGTCTGTCAAGAATAATGTATTGACACTTTTATCGATCGGCGACTCTTTTAAAGGCGGTGAAGTTCAGGCTGCATTTGAAAGCGGAGCATTAGCAGTAGCATTAGGAGCTTTGGGAGCTGGATTAGTTGCTTTTTCCGTAGGTGAAGGAGCGGCTGCAGCTGCTGGGGCAATGTCGGGTGCTTTAGAATTATTCACTGGACAAAACTGGGCAGAGTCTGTAAAACAAAATGTACTGACGCTTCTCTCTATTGATGATGCTTTAGGTGGCACACTCAATATGTTGGGTGAAACAGCGCTTTTCACCGGAGCAATGACAGCAATTTCTGCTGGCTTAGTAGCTTTTGCGGTCGGTCAGGGTGCCAATCAAATGACTCAAACCTTGGATTTATTTGGTGAAAATGGATTTGCTCAAACAATTAAAGATAATGTAGTCACGCTTCTTTCAATTAACGAATTAGCAGATGAAGGTCAAGCTCTTGAGTTCTTGGAAGCAATGACATCGATGAGCGCAGGACTTGCTTTATTTTCTGGGGCTCGGTTGTTTGAAGGTCTGGTCACTGCTGGTAAAAACATTTTAAACTTTTTTAGTGGCGGTGATAAAAGTGCTATTGGTCAAGTAATGAAGCTGGCTGAGTCATCAGATGATATTGAAAAGGCATCTGATGGATTACAATCGATGTCTGATGCTTTAACTAGGTTTGCTGCTATTGATTTCAATGTAAAAGATGCTGACTTTACAGGACTAACTAGAAACATTCAAAAAGCAGTACCGCTGATTCAAAGTCTAGCAACTGGTGAATCTAAGCTTTTGGGAAAAGACATTCCATCTATTTTTGACCCAAGTTTGCGTTTAGATGAAATGGTTGTTGAAATTGGTAAGATTCGTGCAATATTAGGTGCTTCTGTAGAAATTAGTACTGTGGCTCCAAACCAAGTTTCTATTCCTGCAGATCAATTGAATGCTACTCAGAATCGGACTATTCAAGCACAAGCAGCCAATGTATTTAACAATGTTATAACTGATGCATCTGTTAATACTCAATCTACAAATACTATTGTTAATGGTTCTAGTCAAACAGCAAGCGTGTATGACGAGAGAATGAGAATAATGTCTGGTTGAGGCGGATACTAAAAAACCCCCTAACCGAAGCTAGGGGGTTTGTGAAATTAGTCTTCGTTAGCCAGCTTAGAGAAGTACGACATGGTGTCGTCATCGTCGTCAGAACCGCTTGTGTCTTGTTGTGGCGCCGCTGAGACGGCTTCAACAGTCTTCATTGGCGCTGACTCAGCTGTCATAGACAGGTCCTCACGTTGCTGAGTAGTCATTGACATATCATTACCCAGAACGGTATCCAGACGAGCCTTCAGTTCCTCATAGGACTTGAAGGTAGCTGGATCAGTAAACTCACCGAGAGGATGAGCCTGTGCGTAGATACGCTCCATCTCTTCGTCATCTGCCAGTGCACCAGGCGCGGCAAACTCAGAACGATCGTAGTTACGCCAACCACCAACGTTACGAATCTTCAGTTTGAAGTCAGCACCTTCCCAAAGATCAAATGGGTTTACTGGGTCTTCATCCTCAAACTCAGGCTGCATTGCAGACATAAGCTTCTCAAAGATTTTCTGACCGTACTGATACAGGAACACCTTGCCTTCATTGGCAGGGTTACCTGAGTCAGATACAATGTAAATGTTGGAGACATAATGGAGACGACGCTTTTGATCACGTGCAATCTCTTTATCAGATTCTACACCGGAATTCCAGAGACGTGAATTAAGTTCACCTACTGGATCCTTTTGACCGATAGTGGTGAGAGACTTCTCAATGTACCACATACCGGTAGTTTTACCCTGGAAGCCATGGTCCCAGTAACGGACCCATGGAAGTTCCTCACCTTCGGGTGCAGGGAGGAAACGGATTACAGCGTAACCATTACCTGACTTATCGACTGTTGGTTTCCAGATACGTTCATCTGGGCCTACACGCTGTTCGGAAGACTCATTGAGTTTTGCCGCTGCGTTGACCAGTTTGTCAATGGAAGAGGTACGGGAGTTTTTAAGTGCTGCGAGTGTCATATTTGTATATCCTTGTATGTACTGAAATATAAGAAGTGTATTGTACTATATTTTTGTGTGTTTGTAAACCCTATTTTTTAGGAAAGGTAATCGATCCTTCCTCGACCTCCATGGGTTTAAGTGGAGGACTATTCTTCGGACGTGCTGTCCAAATCTCCGGTGCTGCTATCTGGGCAGACACACTCTCCGATTCCTGGGATGGCATCTGTTGATAATGGTTCTTCTGTGGGTTCCACTTCCACGGCATCAGCTGGTTCCTCTTCAATAGGCGTAATCTCTTCCATTGGTACTTCTGGTACCGGTTCAATAACTTCTTCGGTATCTTGTTTGAATGCATCTAAGAAGTTGTCCTTATAGATATAGCTACATGCACCAATGCCTAGAATAACTAAGACAAATGGAACATACATTCCAATTAAACGTAACATAAAATTCCTCAATTTTTTCATAGTGGTAACTTATTAATCCTTTCTAGGAAATTAAGATCACGGGCCTCAGCCTCGATCTTATCCTTAATAGAGGTATTGATCAAATTAGGTATACGATCTGCTTCAATCTCGTGTTGATCCATCAAGTCAATAACTGCATCCATATAGGGTACATCCTTCATATAGATATACTCTTCGACCATATCACAGAAACGCTTTCGGCTTAGGATCTTGTATTCAATATCCATTATTCTTCTCGTTAAGAAACTCTGCATATGCTTCGTTACCACGAAGGATTTCATTAATATCATGGTTGTGTGCATATTCCATATCGAAAGCAGCCAAATTATCCAAAGCTTTTTTCTTACGAAACTTAGTGTCGAAGTGTTTCTTACGTAGTTTGTTTTTAAGTGTAGCCATATTTATATTCCTCCTGCTGGTGTATAATAGTCGTATATTTCCTGAGTATACCGAGTTGTTTCATTAAAGTCATCAATAGATTCATTGATCACTGAACACGGAATACTTTTCATTCCATCATATTGTTCTATTAGTATTGCTAATTTCCATCCTTCAATGTCTTCTATCGTAATATTATAACCTTCTTCTTCTGCTTTTTCAAGCATAAAGGTATCAAAAATCACATTAAATCTCTTTATGGCTTCTTTATTAATTTTACCACATCCCAGAACTTCAGCAGCAGCTAAACTGGCGATGTCTTTATATTCCATAATCATATTTTCTTTAGTGATCACCTGACTCATAGCAATACTAGGAACCAAAGCAAACAGTATTGCTATGAGTGTTTTCATTTTAACTCTCCCTAAACACTTTGTGTATATCTCTCAATAGATTTTTACCTTCGTCACGCTTACGCTGGAACACATTGCGTCCTACAATCATACCGTATCCACCATTCTTGGCAATTGCTTCTGCTTCCATTAGGATTGCTTCAGTACCACGCCTAGAGCCACCAGAGAAGACCACAGGAATACCACATGCCGCTTTAACAATACGGTCTACACGGATGCATAAGTCTGCAATGTTATCATACTCAGGAAGCTTGACCTTGATCACGTCTGGTTCCAACTGTGCAGCAATGTATGCTGCATGCATTATAGTCTCAAACGAGATAGGATTGAATTCACCTCCACGTGGATATGACCAAAGAATAGTCTTAGCGGTCGGTGATGCATGTGTCTTAATCTTACCAAAGTAATTGATCATTTCGTCTTGATCAAGCGATCCAGGATAAATTGTGTATCCAATGCCACCCATTCCTTGAGCTGCAGCTGTAGTTGCATAGACTGCTTGAGTCGGATCAAGCCAGTCATTCAGATTGTTACCATGATTTAGTTTCATAATGATATCCGGTGCTAAATGCGGATACCAAAACTTTAATAGGTTAGCAGTACGCTGTGGTAACGCCGTAGCACCAACCAAACCTTTTTCCAACAACTCAGCGATATAGTCAACCTGATAATCTACATCCAACATCTCAGGATGATCGGTGGCATAAAACGCAGAATGTGGTCCGTGTTCTACTCCTTGATCAATAGGAAGGATGATAGTGTAGTTACCTTTTTTACCGAAATCTGGTTCACATAAACGCTTGTGTTTCATTCTCTTCCCTCAATTTTTTAATACGATACTTACAATCCTGCTGTAGACTCTCCAGCTCCTCAATATTTTCATGACGTAGGATAATCTCCATCGCCCGAATATAATCGGTTGTTTGTTTGATTTCGTGATCAGTCAACATTATAGCATTTCTCCCATACCATATAACCTAGAGTAACATCATCGTCAGAAAAGCCCTTCATGCCTTCTAGGATCGACATATACTTGGCGACACCAATAATACGATTGTCATCTACATCAATGACAAACTTGTCTTCATGAAGATCAGTGCTTCCAGCGACAAAGTCGATATAACGTTGAGTATCGTTTTCTACAGGTGGAGCCCACTTGTGGATAGCCTCACTGAGAGTGAGTCCAGTGTAAAGGCGGTCCAGAAGGTCAAACATAGCTGCATATCCCCATTCAGGAGCAGCGAACGACTCAAAGGCTGGGTCATTAGAAGTCTCGCCATAATAGGTTACTCCAGTCTTACGGATATTGCCTGGATTATTGTTACGTGTAGGACGATTAGTAGATACATGGGTATAGTCATAGGTGCCAAAGTCAACCTCTGTACAATCAAGCTCATGTGCTTCCGTTTTGGGAGCAATAATGATAGCGTATATGGAAACAGTGACGATAGTAAAAACAAAAAGGGTCAATACCAAGCGGATCATGTCAATAACCTATAAAATCAATCAATACTACTTATATAACACAAAAAGGGGGCTTTGTAAACCCCCTAATTTAACTTTTTTTATCCCGAAACCCAGCTAATAAGTTTACTGGGTTTAATAGTACGCCAACCTTGATTGGTAACACTATAGACTCGGATATAGTCTTTATCCATAATAGTGTCAAAGCTCTCCAAAAGATCATCATACTCTGTTAGACCAACACCTGGATGTTCTTCTGGAATATAGTCAGGATCAAGGGTTACCTTACGGTTGGTCTGGGTACCGTCCGCCTTTTCAAAGCGGACGTCAACAATACCCTTTTGGACTTTCTCAAGAAAGTTTTTCATCATATTTGCATCAGCCATTATTATCTCCTATGCTGCGACTGCAAGTTCAAGTGCCTTTTTCTTGACATTGGCGTTAGTGCCGTACCAAGAGGACTGAAGACGGTTATCGTTGTTGCGACCGAGAGTGTGGTCGGTCATGTAGGTGACAGTGTTGAACAGCTGCCAAAAAGTACCTTCACCAAGCTCTGCACCAGCCTGGGTGTGCATGACTTCCTGAGCTTCACGAGCCTTGTAGGAAGCTTTCTCACCAGCAGAAGGGAATACCTGGTTGAAGTAGTCGACCATCTGCTCAGAGGTGTAAGTCTTCTGGCAGAGGTACTCAGCCGCTTCCTTATAGGTTTCCAGCTTCTGGTGAGCCATGCCGAGGGTTTCCATAGCAGTAGCTGCATCGAATGGAGTCTGGTGACCCATACGGACGTAGTTGTCTACTTGCTGGTCGATAGAGAGGGTGAGAGTGTTGTTGCACACCACACGGATTGGAGTAAACCGTACGTCGATTGACTTACCGTATTGGTGTGGGTTGGAGAAGAGGAGGTAGGATTCTACAGTGTCTTCGCCTTGTGGAGTCTTGATGGTGAAACCATCGTTGATCTTAGCCAATGCCCAGACCATCTTACCACCTTTGAGGGAGCCAGCGGTGTGCATCTGCATGTCACCGGCATCCACAAACTGACGGAAGAAGTCAAAGGCTT